GTCAAAGACATTTGACAATGTGGCAAAATTGTGTTAGAGCCCAATTATTCTCACCACAATAACCTATCACCTTTCCCTCTTGTGATAGGTTTATTTCATTTTCTTTTGTGTAATATTACCGTCATCGTCTATCCATAACTCCCAGATAATTCCATTAGCACAGTAATATCCATGTAACGTTTTATTTTTTTTCATCTATAATTAGTTTATTGTTTAAGTGATCCATTTCATGTTGTATGACTCGACATGGAAGGTGAAAAAAGCCTTGATGTTTTTTGTTTCCTTCTTTATCAAACCATTCTAAGTTAACAGATAGAGATCTACTCATTGTTACTTCTTCTCCTGGACAAGACAAACACCCCTCTACATCCTTCATCTTTAAATTATTTTTTGCTTTTATTACTGGATTAATAAATACTTGTGGCTTGTCTCTTTCATTACTTGTGTCCATTACAAACATACGTCTGTTATAGCCAACTTGATTAGCTGCTAATCCTATACCATTGGCAATGTACATAAGCTTAATCATATTATCTATAATGATACTGTTTTCTTCGCTCAATGGAAATTCTACCTCTTCAGTGGGCTGTCTTAAAAATGTGTTTGGGTGTTTTAATATTTTCATAACAACCCCCACAGTTTCCGTGCACGTACTCCTGCAGGAGCAAAGGCTCCGAGGCTATCCCGGTTAAAACCAGGGTTATCGCTTGACGTACAGGGAATAGCGCGAGGCATGATATGGACGCCGGTCCTTTTCAATTCATTTACACATACAACCATACAAACTTCCGCTCTTATCTTTCATTACGTGAGCATTAAGTAACTCACTGTAAGTTGTTAATTTTAATCTCAATATATCACAAAGATCAAAGCAATTTACCAGAAGTCGATCGAGTAATGTTAGTCCTTCTATCATCTGTTTTGTTACTGGTACTAGATGATACATTCCATCGCTCAGAATAATAAGTTCCATTTGCAAACTCCTTTACGTATTGATACCAAAGAGTTTTATACTTTGGATCTTTTGTTTTTTCCCACAGTAGTGTTATTTGGTCTATCTTCTTTCTGGTCATGTGTTCTTTTCCCCCATTTAATTATACGATCTACGTTATAAGCTTTAATTTTCATTTTAGGTCCGTAAGCTTTCCACGCTTCAGCAACTAAATTAAGCTCAATTAACAAGTTCGTCCATTGTTTACCTGATATATTACTTACTTCTATATTTATATTTCTATCTTTCATTCTGTATATATAGGTCTTTATAGGATAATTGTCAACTACTTTCTACGAAATTTTCCCATTCTTTTTTCATGTTTGTTGGGTCGTTTTTTGTGACGTCCCGGGCGTTTTTTAGGTTTATCGCGTTTAGGTTTAGTTACTACACCAAATTTAGCTCGTTTACCCATTACACCCAATCTTTAACAAATGGCTTTGCGCCTGCGGGTGGATGAATCACAGGTAAGTAACTTATTTTACCATTAATGTGTTGATGAAGATCAGCTCCACATGTCATACATCTATAAAATTCTTTAGTAATACCAACTAACATTGTGTACTCATCACACGTTGGACACTTACCGTTGACTAGTTCTGTTTGAAAGGTTATGCTTTTTTCGGTCATAGGCTTTTTTATTCTTTATCACAATTTGGCGATAACGTCTATCTCTTAGATACTTTGCTATTGGATTTTTTTTATTCAAGGATTAATGAAAGAATTTTCTTCTCTCCCATATATATTTCGGTGTTAGCTTTAGATTTAATGCATTTATACTGCACTCTACTTTCAGCTTTGAGCTGTCTCTCCGCGATACGCTTGCCCTTAAGGCATTTTGAGAGGCTGTCCATATGTAAGTGTTCCTTAATTTCATGGTCCACTATCATCAACAATGCAAATACTACTTCTACCATTTTAACAATTCCATTTTCTTAAAGATTTATTTATTCTACTGTTTGGATCTCTCGCTGTCTTTGCAGAAGTTCTTCTTTTCTTCATACCACTCATTCTTGCACAAAAAGATTTACGTCTATTTGCCGCTTTAGATCCTTTTTTTAATTTTGACGGTTTAGTTGTGACTGCAGTTTTAAGTTTAGAACCTGGATTAGCACGTCTATAAGACGCGACCCCTTTTTTATTTAGTCCTCCCGACTCTGACTTTCCTTCTTTTCTTTGCCACGCAGGAGTTTTTCCTCCAGAAGCCATATAGGCTCTTCCATATCCTCGTAAAGCAGCCCCGCTCATTAGCCCTGACTACGTCTAATAGCTCTATTAGTGGGAGCACCTTTAGCGCCTTTCTTCCTCATCTTTTCCCCACGTTTTCTTTTTTGATGAATATTATACCACAACCCTTTCTTAGCTGTGCGTCCGTCTTTAGTCTTATGTGTTCCTTTACTCATTAGTGTGTTCCATTTCCGTTAGCAAATGTTCTTTGCTTATCTTTTAATTTTTCAATGTCCGATAATATCTTTTCTACGTCCTTTTGTAAACGTTCAATATTGACCGTATTTGACATCATATCCTGCATAGCTGTCTCTATTTTCTCTACTTGTCCACTCATATGTTCTATAAGCATAAATTGCTCGCTATCTGCAGGAAGCGAACCAAGTTGACCCCGCGGCCATTTGATTCTAAATTCTGTATTTTCAATTAAATCTTTAGACATTAATTCTACTTGAGTAGAAAGTCTGTTTTGAGTCTCAATAATACCAAAGTAAGCCCAGGTTCCAATCGCGACCAACGCGATCAGACTGGCAACCGTCTTCATCGGCATTTGTACTTTAGCTTCGTCTGAAATCTTAAGTGCCATTAGTTGTAACTATATCCTGTTGAAGGTTGAGTTGTTTCTAAAGCTTTAAATAATTTTTCATGTTGTTCCATGATCTCTTCATCTGAGTCTGCCATTTCAGCAAGTTTTTCTTCTGTTAATCTTAATTGAACTTCTAATTGTTCAATTTTATTATCATGTACCGCCTGTATAGTAGAGAGTTCAAAAGTTCTAGATAGACTCCAACCTCCTAATGCTATTAGGAGTCCAACCAACATCGTTAAAATTTTCTCCATCATTTTTGCCAACTAAAAAGCCAATTAACAAATTTTTTCCATAATTTTTTAATCATCTTTTTTCTCCTCAATGTCATAGAAGAACTTATCAGTATCTTCTGTTTTCCATTTACCAGAATCTTCTACATTCCATTCACTTGTTTGAACCTTCCAGTCGGGAATTTCATCTTTAACTGTAAAAGACGGTATGTCCCATATAAGTCGATTGTTAGGTTGTGCTGCATAATTACCATCGTCTAATGCTAATATATGTGCGCACTTATGTTCGTGCGGAATTTCAGAATGATCTGTATCTACTATATTACTCTCTGGATGAGCCCAGTCAACTGTAAAAAGATAAGAGCCTGCGTGCCATTTTTTATCTTTTCCTATGTATTTTCCGTGTTGACCGTCTAAGAGATCGTAAGAAGTAACAGCAGGATAATAACTAAAACAATTCCAAAGCTCCAACTCGTCAAGTCGCATCCTAGGAACTTCTTGTATATTATATCCTCGTTGGATGAAGGCCGAAATCGGCAAACGATAAAATACAGCCCCATTTTCCATAATTGCATGAAACAAGATCGGACGACCTGTAATCGATGCCATGCCGAAGATAATGCAATCTTCAACTTCTCCATGATGTCTGGTAAGGTCATAGAGATACTCTCTCCTGATCTGTGCATACGTCACAGGTATGTTTGCGTTTAGATATGACATACATACCTAAAATATAATTGCGCCAATGATAAGACCAGCAACAACACAAACAATTTCTCTTCTGTTATGTAATTGCCATACCATTAATTGGTCTATGTATTTTTTTATCATATTTCCTCCTCTTTAATATTACCCCAATTGGGTCCAGATTCATAGTCTACTTTATTAGGAACTTCAAGAGAAACTGCATGTTCCATTATCTCTTTTATTTTATCTGCATTGTCACTAACAGATATGTCTAGTTCATCATGCACCTGGATGTGTGGAGTAATTCCTTCTTTATATAATTCAATCATTGCTTTCTTTGTCATGTCAGCAGCTGATCCTTGTATTAATCTATTTAAAGCTTTATATGTAAAAGCACGTTTAATCCCTGGTCCGTGTTCCATGAGCGCTGTATCATGTGGCAATGCTTTATGTATACCAAATTGATTAGGTTCCCATAAATGAAACCTACACAATCGACCAAGTAAAGTTCTAATTTTACCAGAGTCCTGAGCTCTATTCATTACATTGTCCATAAGTTTTTTAACGAAAGGAACTTTGTTGTGATATTGTCTAAATAAATCTTCGGCTTTATCTTTACTTACTCCTAACTCTGCTTGTAATTTATTTTTTCCCATACCATAGAACAGACCAAGATTTATGGTCTTGGCCTGTAATCTAGGTATCTCTGCCATGTCAGCTACGATAGTATGGAAATCGGCATCGCCTTCACGGTAGGCTTCCAAGACTTCGTCCACTCCATAGAGATTCTGTAAAGCTGCATAATGCACTACCAACCTAGGCTCTTGCTGAGAATAGTCAAAACAACCCCATGTATGGCCCTCCTCGGGCACAAATAAGGCCCTAATACGAGGTCCAAGTTCTTTGTTCCTAGCTGGTATTTGCTGTAAATTTGGGTTCGAGTAACTAAATCTTCCGGTTACTGTTCCTCCATTATCTGATCTAAGTTGATTAATTTCTGCATGGATTCTTCCATTGTGATTATGTTTTAATATGGTATCAATAAACGTGGTATGCGCCTTGTTTATTTCACGAGCGCGGGCTATTCGTTTCACCAGTGGGTGGGGGTGATTCTGTAAAAAGTTTTTTGTAAATGATGGAGAATTTGTTTTTTCGGTGCGGTCAAATGGTAGGTGAAGTTTTTCAAAAACTTGCGCAATGGATCGAGCTGCCCATATTTGCGTATCTACTCCAGTTTCTTTTTTTACTAAGTGTAGGAGTTCTTTTTCTTCTTTATGTAATTCTTCTTTTAGTTTTTGCGCTGATTGAATATCTACACGGACTCCTAAAAAACGCATATCAACTAAGCAAGGGAAAAGTTCTGTCTCTAATTCAAAAATAGATTGTATATCTTGGTGAAGTATTTCTTTTTTAAGTTCTTGCCATAACTCTAAAGTTATCTCTGCATCTTTTTCTGCGTATGCACCGACATAAATGGCAGGTAGTTTATACATTTCTGCTTTAGGGTCAACCCCCCAACTTTTTGCAGCTTCATATAAATGTGTTTCATTCTTTCCTTTTCCAGTGTATCGTTTTGAACAGTTGTTTAAGTCATAACGCATTTGATTTTCATCAACAAGGGCCGATGCAATCATCGTGTCTACAATAAGACCGTTAATACTTAAACCTAACGCGCGTATCCAACACACGTCATACATGGCGTTGTGAAATATTTTATCTGCAGGTGTGTCTAGTACACCTTGAAACCATTTTAAAACTTTTTTACGATCCATGTTACCACCACCTTCATGTGCAATTGGATAATAACCTGACCATCCATGTACAGCTACAGCTATTCCTGTAACATCTCCTCTACCAGTAACTGAACCTGATCCCATCTTCATAAGTTCTGGGTCTTTAGTTTCTAAGTCAATTGCAATCTCATCATATTTGGATAAGTCTGGAAATTCATCTGGTGGAGTCCACTCTACTTGTGGTGAAAATAAAGGTTTTTGTATCATTTAGTAATTATACCCCAGGAGTTATCTTTATCTTCTGGTTTATTTTCTTTTGGTTTCTCTATTTCTTTATAATCTCTTTCAAGTATCATTTCTAAAAAGTGTATCGCTTTTAATATATCTTCCTTCTTTCCTTTTAGTCTGTGACGACAGATATATTTTATAGCACAGCCTTCTGGGAAGAGCAACTCATTTTCAACCACAAATTTACTGGGTTGAATTTTAAAATTTTTATAATGTGATCCTCCGTGTTGTTTATCCCAAACTGTTGAAGTCATTTTGTGATTCCTTAATTATTTTTTGAATATAAAGTTCTTTTCTTCTAGCCTTAACTTCTGGTCTTTGATTATAAGCTTTGTCCCATGCTTTGCCTTTAGGACTTTGTCTCCATTTTTTTCTTGCTCGTTTTCTACTTGTAGCGTAGGGATGTATCATAGATCTCCAATTTGAAAACTTTTGTAATCATCTTTTGGTTGAATAACATGTAAATTTTCTTTTGTTCTCGTGGCACCTACATAAAATAATCTGTTCTCATCGTCAGGATTTTTTTCGTAAGCTTTATTTGTATTATGCGTAAGATCAGTTAATAAAACTACATTTTGTTTTTCACCACCCTTAACACTATGTATAGTTGATAATTGTATTCGAGGATTTTCTTTCAAGCTTTCTCCATTTCTTCTCATAGCTCTTATATACTCTTTTCTATCTGTTGAACAGTCATTAAATGCTTCAAACCAATTTAATTTAATTTGAAGTCCATAATCTTTAACTAATTGATCTATTCCATAAAAAGCTTCCTTAACCATTCCTTTCATTTTTTTCTTATGCCAATGACTTGGCCCCATGTATTTAGATATATTTTCTAATTGTCGATAGTTTAATAATTGTCCTTTTAATAAATTATGCCAATCAATAGCTGCGTCTTGAATATCTTTTTCAAAAGATTTTTTAAATTTATTTTCAAAATATAATCCTTTAGTTGTTAATGTCTCTTCTATTGCTTCTAACATATGCCTAGTTCGAGTTAAAACCATCCATTCTCCTTTACTTAAGTCCACATCTTCAAATGATTCATACATTCTAACAGATCCTTCTACTGTCTTAGGTTTCCATTCTTTATAAATTCTGTTTGAAACTCTCTCTATAATTTTCATAGCAAAGTCGTGAACTTTTTTAGGTATTCTCATTGATTGCGTAAGATGTAACATCTTCCCTGTTTGAGTAATAAAAGAATCAACGTCTGCACCAGCCCATCTAAAGATAGCCTGGTCGTCATCACCTGCAATAAAAGAATCTTGTGTATTAAAATGATTAACCATATCCCACTGCATTCTAGATAAATCTTGAGCTTCATCTATAAATACTACATCAAATCTAGGAGATTTATCTGACTTAACAAAGTCTAGTATCATGTCATTAAAATCTATTAGGTTATATTCTTTTTTATATCTGTCTAGTTCATTAGCTATTATGTTAAGTTTATCATATTCCACATCTTGATTATGTTCTCCCAAATTAAATTGTTGATCAATGGTAATGTTTCTTAATTTAGCTAAATTTATAATTCTTAAGTAATCACTTTTAGTGGTGAACAATCCAGTTTCTTCTTCATCATAGTCATTATAATCCAAAGGCAAATTTATTTTTTGTCCTAAGTCTTCATAATGTCTACGTTGCATTACATTTTCTTTGTTAATTCCTAACCTTCTAAAAGCGAGCGAGTGTAGAGTTCTAAAATATGGAAGATCATCTTCGCTTAAATTAAATTTATCCATTGCTCTTTCTTTTGCTTCGTTTGCTGCTTTCTTTGTAAAGGCAAAGTAACCCACCTTGTCTGGATCAGTTTCTTTTAAATAATCATCTACTTTATTTAAAAGTGTGTGAGTCTTCCCAGTTCCTGGAGGTCCTAATACAATTGTTTTCATAAAATTTTACTTCCTTTTTTTACATTTTTAATATGTTCTAATGGTTGAAGATTACTCCAATGAAAACAAGCTAATTGTTGAACTGGACATTTTAAATCAAAAGAAGCGCACGGTAATATGTGATCAACATCCCAACCCCCTTTACCATAATTTTCCCGTGTCATCCACGGCTCCCAAGATGAACTAGATTCTAAATGTTTCCATAATTCTTCAATAGTACATCCAACAAGTTGCATAGTAGATGCACATTTATTTTGATAAAGATTGTTTCTTTTTAAAGCACTCCACAGTCTATTTGATAATTGATGTCTTATTCTAATACTAGGATTAGTTTTTTTTCTATCTCTTGTGTATTTATTTAATTTTTTTCTATTTTTTTTATCTCGTTTTTGTCGTAATTTTTGAGCTCTTTCTTTATTTTTTTCTCTGTATTCTTTTAATCTTTTTTGATTGGACTCACTATAATAATGTTTTTTTAATTTTTCTTCGTTGTTTTCCTTATATTTTCGGTGCCACTCTTGTACTTTATTCCAATTTTTGTAATAATATTCTTTACCCTTTTGATTTAGTTTTTCTTTATTTTCTAAATAATATTGTCTAGATCTAGCATTTTGTTTTTCTTTATTTTTTTCATGATACTCTTTATGTTTTTTTGAAATTCTTTCTTTGTTTTTTAAATAATATTGTGCGTTCCATATTTTTCTATATTCTTTAGTAAATTTCATTAAAAAGGTGCCTCCTCTTTTAGTTTTTTCTGTGTATAATTATGTTCTGGTCTTTCAAATGCATTTACAATCATTACACTAGGTCTTTTCTTACCTATAATTAATCTATCATCTTTACAATCACAATGTTCTTTTAACATTTGTTGTGTAGGCTGAGCTTTTTCTCCCCATTTTTTTCTTTGTAAGTATCCATGAAAAAATTTACTAAAAATAAAATGATGTTTTCCTTCATTGGTCCAAACATTTCCTCTTAATATATCTTCTTTGGTTGTGCTTTTAGCGGTTCTATTAGTACAAAATTCTTCTAAATGATCTTGGAGTTGATCTAAAATAGATGACCCTTGTGGTGCTTTAACAATTTCTACACCAGCTAATAAAAGATCTACATATTTATCAAATTCATTTTGTTTAATTCTAGATGGTTTTTTATTTATTTGTTTTGTAACAGTTCTTCTAAATAATCTTTGATCCATAAGACAATCTATATTGTCTAATTTAACTCGTTCTCCATCTACATTAACCCAATAGTATGGTTCGTCTAACTCTACTTTTTGTAAATCACTTAGTTCAGGAAAAATTGATTCTCCTCCAATTCCAAATTGTCTACTTCTACATAATTTTTTATCACAATGATTACACATAGGTTCTTCATTACATTTAAAACCTAAATCTTTTTTAGCATGAAATTTTATTTTATCTTGAATTGTTTTATCGTCTAAAGGATTTTCAAAATATTTGTAATTAAATTGATTAATTCTGTTGTGCCAATCTTCTGGCCATTTTCTTTTTGCATATTGTATGTATTGATATATTACACGATCTCTTCCATCATTTAATTTTGTTTGTGTTAATGATTCTATACAAGGAGGTCCATCACTAAATTCAGATAAAGGTCTTTTAATTTCTAAGGTTTCTAATTTTTCTGGAGTTAATTTATTTCTTTCGTATAACTCATAAAAGTCTTCCATGGTAGCCCCATCACCACTTTCTCGAAATGCATATCTTGTTGTGTTGTCTCCATTAAAGTAAGGTAAATTTAAAAAGTTTCCTGTATCTTCTTCTGATTTTAGTTCTACTTGTTTAGGAAAAACTTCAGAGCCGCCATATCCTAATACGGCACTAACAGATAAAAGTTTATCCCTCATTAACTGCGCTGTAACAGGAACGGTGGTGAAACAAAATACATGTGCTCCACCACTTTTAGACCTGAATACCACGAGCGGTAATTTTAATAATTTTATTTTATTGATTAATTTTTGGTGATCAAAACCAGCATAAGAGTCTATATCTATACATCCCCATATGCATTTGTTTTCATCATTAATTGGAATAATTCCTAAACTTGGTTCTCTACCTTGTAAATGAGAAAGCCACATATTATCTGTGACAGGTTCTCTTTTTACAAAAGATTTGCCTTTAATCTTTTCTCCGTCGACACCCTTCTTGTCTACGAAGGTCACTCCGTGAGCACGTTCCAATCCCGTAAATATTTCTTTAAACCGATTCATAAATATTTGTGACGGGCGGATCCACTCTCGCTTCGCCGCCCGACTCCTAGGAATTAGTATGGAGTATCCTGTTTGTCTTCGTTACCGTGTTTGACTTGCACCTCACCTTTGCCTAATCTTTCAGCAAAGCCTTTTGCAACACCATACACATTTTTATCTGTAACGGGACCTACTTTAGACACTTCCCATCCAAACCATGTTCCTTTGTCATTCGACATTTGAACAGTTTTTAGATTATAAATGTGGCTGTAAGTTGGCGGTGTGAATAAACCATTTTTGCCTGGCATCTTAATCCCCATCATAATTGAATTCCACTTACGACTAATTTTTAATTGAGTCGCTTTCATAGAAATCAAAGCTGTCTGTGGATTATCACCTAAGACTACTACAAAATGATTTGCAGTGTTCTCAAGATAATTACCGTTTGGTAATCTATCTTTAAATGATTTATCTCTTGTGGTTGTACTCACAATATCACTATCAGCGTTATGGATAGCTACTGGAGCACCTCTACCCTCACCTCTATCTGCCCATTCTACGTATTTTCTTTCGTAGAAAACTGGCAATACATTTATCCCCTTGGCACCGTCATAAATTTCATTTGTGACAGTATTGAGAATCATGCCTGGTTCTGCACCTTCAACATATTTCCCATCTCTCTTATTAACTTCAGGAGATAATTGTCCTAAGACTTTCAGAAATGGTAAAGCAAGATCTTCTTGCGTCATATTCTGAGAGCCAGCATTTGCATCAGCCTCGAATAAATTCGTAGACAATGCACCTGCTTCTTTCTTTATTATAGTGTTTCCCGGTCCTGGTCCACTACCACTTGTTTCTTGGTTCATATTTATTGTTTCCTTTTTATTGTTGTTTTATTTCCAACAAAGATGTTGAAAATTTCCGTTGGCATTTCTTTACCTGCCTCTAGACGCTCACGGACTAGCGCTTTAAGAGTCATAGGCTCTACCTTCAACTTTTGTGTCGGTTCGAACCCGTGACCCTTTGCAAGTTCGGCATAATCAGCCGCCTTGTTATCCTCGTTACGACCAAAAGATACGGATATCTCATTTTTGATTATATCTCCTAGTCCATTGTTACGAAGCCAGTTAAACGCAGCTTCCCTGTTTGCGACAGTAATAGTTGCGCTATAATTTGGTTTAACATCTACAGAAGAACCATCCATAAGTTTTAAATGAGATAAACCCATTTCGCTCATCATAGTTGGAATAACTTCTCCTGATATATGTTCAATTTGTTTTTTCTTTTCTTTCAATGCTTCTTCTTGTATCTCAACTTGTTTTTGCATTGATTCCAATCTTTCTACTTGATCTGCTAAAGATTGTATGTTGTCAGTTTTTTTAATGACCTGTTGTTGGTCTTGTTCAAAATCTATTCCCATTTTACATCTCCACCACTAAATCAATTTGCATTTTAGGTAACTCTACAAATAAATATTGTACAAAACTTTCATCCATTGGAGCTTCAATACTAATAATGTTTTCACCCACTTCTACTCCTGGTGGAACATTTATTAATTTTGAAACTACAAAATTTCCTGCAGTTGTTCTTTTAAGATGTATTTCTCTTCTTTGATTACTCATTTATTTTTCCTTTCTCATATAAATCTATTTCAATAGAATAATACTTTCGTTCTTGTTTATCCCACTTTAATAAATTAAATTTTCCATTAGTTATGTCAGACACGATCGAACAGGCAACCCCTATAATAGCTGGATCACCAGTTAATAGTAAATAATCTTTCTGTCTGTATCCCGCTAACTCTTTTCTTAATTTAAAAATTAAAGGACCAGGTGAAAAAATTATTTGTGAAAGTTCTGGAAGTAAAAATTTAAACGTTCCATAACTTGCAGCACCCATAATATTTATTTTTGGTCTACCTTCTTTAGTTCCCGGAATTTCTTGAATTACATAAACCGTTGAAGGTTTATCTTTAGTTATTTCATTGTACTGTAACTTTTTTTCTTTCATGCTTGACAATATAGGTCTTTAATATTATATTGTCAACTAGAAAGTAGAAAAAAACATGAACTATAAATTTAAAACAAAACCTTACGCACATCAATTAACTGCGTTAGACAAATCTTGGAACAGAGAAACTTATGCCTATTTTATGGAAATGGGTACAGGTAAAACTAAAGTATTAATTGATAATGTAGCGATGCTTTATGATAAAGGCAAAATTAATGGTGCCTTAATTGTGGCTCCTAAAGGAGTTATTGGAACTTGGCATAATCAAGAAATACCAACTCATTTACCTAATCATATTAATAATGTGACCGTATTGTGGCAACCTAATATAACTAAAAAACAACAAGAAAAACTTAATACTTTATTTGCTCTTGGAGAAGATCTCCATATTTTAATTATGAATGTAGAAGCTTTTAGTACAACTAAAGGTAGAGATTTTGCCATGAAATTTTTAAATTCTCATCGAGCGTTAATGGCTATTGATGAAAGCACAACAATTAAAACTCCTACAGCAAAAAGAACTAAAAATATTTTATCTTTAACACCTTTAACTAAATACAGAAGAATTATGACCGGTTCTCCGGTTACTAAAAATCCTCTAGATTTGTTTAGTCAATGTTATTTTTTAGATCCTTTCCATTTAAATCATGAGTCTTATTACTCATTTAGAATGAGATATGCCATTATGAAAACTGCTAATATTGCAGGGCGAAAAATTCAATTAGTTTCTGGTTTTAGAAATTTAGGAGAATTATCTAATAAATTAAAACCTTTTTCTTATAGAGTTCTTAAGGAAGACTGCTTAGACTTACCTGATAAAATTTTTATGAAAAGAAATATTAAGTTAAGTCCTGACCAATTAAAAGTTTATGATCAGATGAAAAAAGAAGCTTTAGCTATTTTAAATGGTAAAAAAGTTACTACGGTAAATGCTTTAACTCAATTAATGCGATTACAGCAAATTACTTGTGGTCATTTTACTTCGGATGATGGAATGACTCAGCCCATTAAGAATAATAGAATTACTGAATTAATGGATGTATTAGAAGAAACAGAAGGCAAAGCTATTATTTGGGCCCACTACCAATACGATATAACTGCTATAATTAAAGAAGTAATCAAGGTCCATGGTCCGGGTTCCATTGTAGACTATTATGGGTTAACTCCTCAAGATCAAAGACAAGGTAATATTAAAAAATTTCAGTCCGACCCTAAGTGTCGGTTTATCGTTGGAACGCCAGCTACGGGCGGCTATGGGATTACTTTGACGGCTGCAAACACCGTAATTTACTATTCTAACGGATATGACCTCGAAAAAAGATTACAGTCAGAAGACAGAGCACACAGAATTGGACAACAAAAATCTGTAACTTATGTCGATTTGATTTGCGATGATACCGTAGACGAAAAAATCGTAAAATCTCTCCGTAAAAAAATAAACATAGCATCAGAAGTTTTAGGAGAAGAGTTGAAGTCATGGATTTAATAGGATATATGTGTGAGCGCGCCCAGAATTTTAAATTAGGTTTCTAGCGCTTCCAATTACCGGTTTGTATTTTACTTTTCCACTGAGGTCACGGTAAGCATGCATAAATTGTGCACGTCTACCTTCTTCTACATAGCTTGCGTGAATCCAGCCCGAATTGGGTTCGCCTGGTTTGTAGAACTCGAGGATCAATTGATCTGTTTCTAAATTTTTATAAATCCAATCAGCTAGTTCAGCGTTGTCAGTTCCTACCACTTCGAAATCGGCGGCCTCAGCTTTTGCATGTTGTGAATTGACTGAACTACCAATAGCTTGGCATAACTCTGGACTACGGAAACAGCTAGTCACCTTGACTCTACCAAAATGATCACGTACTGGCTGTAAAATTTTTTCGCACAATACTTTTAATTTATCTATTTGATCTGGGTTAGGGTTGTTATCAATCCCTTTACGGATTGCTGTATCCGATTTAATTAATTCGTGAAGACTGAAGTTACGAGAAAGATTCATGATTTTTTATTGTAAGATTAAAGTAAATATAACATACCCCATACCAGTAATCAAAGCACCGGTGGACACTAATAAGATGCTTTCTATGCGGTTTATTTGATTTTCTAATTTATGTATTTTATCATGAGTTTGCTTCTGCATTATTCTGCAGAGCTTCTCATGTTCTTCAATTTTTTGTAATGCGTTCTTAGCCATTAAGTTCTCCCCGCAATTATTTTTTCACTTGGAGATAGTAGCGCTTCTTCTGTTCTTGTCAAGTTAGTTTGTGGGTCTTTTACGCTTGCCATCTGTGTATTATTTACTACTGGCATTGGAGTCTCTCCTAAGGGAGGGGTTTGAATATTAGATTGATCTCCTATTGCTTTTTTCTTTTTAGGTATCCATTTTTCTGCATCAATAACAAAAGGTTGATTTAAATATTGTCCTTTATTCATAACCATTTCCATAAGAGATAAAATTTTTGCGTTACCATCTAAAGGATTTGGTAAACCTTTTGTTCTTCGTTCCTCTAAAGCTTTTTCATGAGCCCATTTCATATCAGAACTAAATGGTGTAAATTTATTTTTCATTAAGTTTATAAAAAGATTTCCTTGACCTCTTTCCTCAAATTCTTTGTAAATTAATTTAGGATTAGTTCCAAGTATAATAGCTGCATCTATTTTTCTTTTCATTTCATTTTGATCTTCTAATCTTTTTTTATTTGCTTTAATGTATTGTTCTAAAACAAATCGTTTATCGGTAATAGCCTCACCTGTGAACATATCTTCTGTAATTAAATTTCTTTGGTTTCTTTCAGCTTCGTCATAGTCAGCAATTGCAAAGTTGATTACATCTAATGGATAAATTGTTACAGGACGTCCTCCCATAAATCCCATCAACTCATCTGATAATCTATATTTTTTTCCTTTTATAGTTTTATCTTGAAGAGCTGCACTTATTCTTGTTAGCTGTGGATAAGATAATGGTGAAGCGGTATACATAAAATGAAATAATCCTTTTAATATTTTATCTGATCTATCGTCTTCTTCATTCCATACTCTAACTCCATCTCTGTCTTCTCCACCTCTAATAAATAAATCTGCTATCAGTCCATAGTAAATTGATTCACCGTAAAATGGTTGTAATAATCTATCTAATCCTCGCACCATTCCATCCATTAATGCTGGGATAAGAGGTTTTTTATCTTGTATTTCTGCTTGAGAAATTAAAGTTTGAAGTGGATTTAATAATGTGTCATAGAAAAAGGCCCCACTAAAATCAATATATTGATAGTTTCCATCTTCATCTATTACAGGTATTAATGTTGAGTCAACCGACCAAGGAGCCACCATCTCTCTCATAGCCTGTAATTTATCTCTTGATATTCCATACAATCCTCTTGCTGCTTCAACAATCATTGGTGGAATAACTGCATACGCTGTGGCTAAACCTATTAATCTTTCATAACCAATTCTTTTAAAAACTGGATCTTTAATTTCTTCTAAACCTTGTCTAGCTATGTGATAAGTTGTTCTCATAATTTCTGCTGGAAATGATACGAAGTTTCCAAGAGGAGATCTTCTTGTTGCTTTAACAAAGGGAGACACATAAGCATAGTTAGGTAATGTATTTCTAACAATTTGAGCTGATCTTTTGGCCAAGTCTAAATCAGATGGTATGTCCGCGTTAGTAAATTTTTTTCCAGTTTTTGAATTTTTTAGTCCTTTGGCAACTGCATTAGTATAAGCTCTTTTAAGTTTAAAGTTTTCTCCAAAGAAATTAACCATCTTCCATATATCATCTTCAGCAATATACATGTCCTGGGCCCAATCAATTGTGCCCGAAAGTTTTTTCATTTTATTTCCAAACATTTTAAAAGCTCTGTTAAAAAAATCTCCACCCTTTTCAATGTCTGTAATAATTCCCATTACATCTTTGTATGTTGCACTAGAGTTAACCATTCCCTCATCTAAAAAAAATTGATACATAGCTTGATCGGCATCCGTATTTAGATATTTAGGATTACCTGTTATTCTATATAAGGTTTGTGGTTGAAGAGCTCTATATGCATCTTTTATTGCTTGTCCTATAACACCGGGGTTAGTAAAAAGAAGTGAAATATTTCCAGTTGAAACAGTAGTTACTCCTCCTGAAGTAAAGTTTCTACCGTGAGTAAAAGGTCCTAATACAGTTTTACCAAATTGAGTAATACCTTTAGGTATTAAAAATAAATATCTGTAAGCTAAACTTTTGGTAATTCCACTTAAAGGAAGTTTATCCCCAAACTTCATAGCATCAGCTATGGTTCTGTTAGTAAACATTCCATCCAATGGACTTGTATAATATTCTTCTGCCAAGTTAGCACTTAATTTTAACCCACTAGGAGAGGTAATAATGTCTTTTAAATTTGGTTGATTTTTTGCTCCTTTAAAAGCAGTAATGGCTTGCAATCTATTTGGATAAAATAACCCTCGTTCGCCTGCATCTAACAAAGCTTTGTTAGCAATTTTCATAGCGTTATAAAAATTATCTCTAGCGGCTATGCCTCCTAAATCTTCCATTACATTTATAATAACTTTGTTAACATCTTTTGTTTTACCAAATAATTTTTGCAAAGCTGCTAAATCACTTTTAGTTTTAATTAATCCACCTGCTTTATCTGCTTTAAATTTTCCTCCTGCAGTTATGTTTTCTGCAATATTTTTTAATTGCGTTGCTTTGTCAGCTCCAATACTTTGTATGGGATAAACAAATTCTGGAGTTTTAGTAATAGGATTTTTTGATACATTATCTGCTATGTCTAACACTGCGTCTCTGGCATTAGCTTTACTTAAATTTACGCCATTAGATCGAGCATATCTTACAAACATGGCAGCGACATCATCCACCATTTCATTAGTAATTTTATAACCTGTTACGGGACCTACTCCTTTTTCTGTTAAAATTTTATATTCTGTTGATAAAAAATTTTGAAATCTATCATTCATTATGTCATTAAATTGTTTAGGAGCTACGTTTAAATTTTTTCCTTGAAGAATAGAATTTTTAAATATGTTCATATTATTTCTATATTTTTCTAAGTTAGCTACTAATTCTTCTATATCTATTTTTTTGGCTCCTAATTTTCTTAAAGATTCTTTAAAAGCATTTACATTTTTAAAACCAGGAAAAGTTATTTTTCCTTTTTTAATAACATCACGCGTGTGAGTTAAGAAATTAACTAACATTTCATTTAAAATTTGAGGGTTGTCTACTGCTTGTGCAGAATTTCTACTTGCTTGAAATATATTATTGTAGTTGTAACCTATTCTTCTATTTAATTCTTGGGCCATGTTTCGTGCTACGGCTTGCTTTCCTTCTAATCTTTGCACGCCTCTAAAAATTGCTTTAGGTCTATCTGCTCTAGCTCTAAAAGGTTTCATCAACCATTTGTCAGCCCAACGTTCTGCAGCTTTATTACTGTACGCTGCATTCTTACCATGTTGTGTTGCCCATTTTGCAAATTTACCTGCCCCATAAAAAAATGGAGTAATAGGAAATGCCATTTCTCCACCTAATTTAAGTCTGTTTGTTATTTTTCTCCAAGCATCATCAGTAGATGTTTCTTTTTTAGTTCTATCTAATGAACTGTAATGACCTGGTTCAAATAACCAATCACCCCACGTACCTACATCTTCGGTGTCAGAAATAAACGCTCCTGTAACGCCTCCACCTACAGCAATCGCTGTCCATTTTTTTGCTCTCTTAGCAAAATTTAATTCTTTAACTTTGTCTGCGGCTTTTTTTAAATTTTTATTATTAGAAGAAATGTATCGACCATTTTTTTTAGCATCTATTAATTTATCTGCAATCTCTTTTCCTTTTTTCTTTAGAATTAAGGGGTCATCTATAAATTTCATTACTTGTTTACCAGCTAACTTCCAGTTACCATACATAGATGTTAAAAATTCTGTAATTCTACCAGCTCCTGTAGCTCTTGCTTTTTCTTCTGAATACTTCATTAATTCTCCCACCACTGTGCGATCAAACCATGCATCTAATTTAGCAACATTAGTTTCTTCTAAAGGAACATCATCTCCAATTGCATCTTTTATTTCAGCAGTTAATTGAGCCCATCCATATGGAATTTTAATTGTTCCAGCTATGATAGCGTTAGATACTGACTCCCCTAAACTAACTTCATTGTTTCCTTCAGCTTCATCAATAATATTTCTTTTTTCTTTTTCAGATTGAAGAACAATATTATCCGAAGCTAATTTAATTTTTTCTTCTAATGTTTTTTCTTCTTTTTCTTTCTCTTCTGCGTCTTGAATTCTTCTTAAAGCGTCGCTTGGACTAACCGGCATGTCAAAAATATTAAGACCACCTAAAGCTTCAAACGCAGGATCGTTTAATTGTTCGGTAAGTGTTTTTTTCTTTTTTTCTTCAGCCACTGGCTACCTCCTTATTCTTGTAAGTCGGTTAAGCTCACTACTTCAAATACTTTATTTGGACCTAGTTTATACATCTTTCCGTCGGCTACATTCATGTATATTTTACCTACTTCAATACCGGGAATAACATCTCCTATTTCATTAAGCTGCATTGTTTCAGTGTCAAAGAAAGTTGGGTCAATCCATAATTGTGTAAGGTTAAATTGCTCACTTACTTCTGCAGGATATTTATTGTGTACAATATTTGCTTCGTGTTTTGCTAAATTAGAAGCGGCTACACTGTTACCTTTAAAGTTCATATTACTTAAGTGTTTACTTAAAAAATCGTTATAAGAATTATTATATTGTGCTTCAGGAGTAAGAATTCTTTCTTTACTCATAAATTTATTTTTAAGTAATAAGTTGTAAGCTTCTTGTGGAGACATAAATGTTTTTTTAGTTTCTGGATTAACTCCTTTGTTGTCAAACATAGCATTCGCTTCTTGCCATAATTTATTCTTCTCACCTTCGCTCGTGTTTTTGTAAGCTGTTAATAAAAGATCTCTATTGTCTGAATACTGACTTAATTTTCCTTCTTGTTCAGTTTGAAAATCCATTATGTTAGTCTTAGTTAATCTATCAAGGGGTTGTATGGCAGCTTTACCCACTGTTTGAAAAATAGGTTCGCCTCCGGGTTGTGCTAATATATTTGAACCTAAACCCATAAAAAAATCAGATGCTTTATAAGGATATTTTTCAACTTGAGGTCTTTCTCCAATTTGTTCTTTTAAAAATTCGTATTCACTTTGCATTTGTTTAACTCTTTGATCACCCGCATCATCTGTTCCCTTATATCCTTGTCTAGGTAATCCAGTCGTGATCCCTGTACCAGCAGATCCGCCTATTCTAAACATCGGTCTTTTTAAAGTTCTATTATACATAATTACGTAAGTGCTTTGTAAGCTCCTAATCCCATTGATGCTATACCTAGCGCCTGTTGCAACGGCGATTGGTTTGGTGTTACTTGTGATTGATATTGTCCCATTGCACTACCAAATAAACTACCAATACCTGTACCAAAGTATCCAAGTCTTTCATAAGGTTCGTACGCTGCAAGTCTGTTTGCTTCTCTTTGTTGATCAAGAACAGCTTGTTGTTGTGCTTGTTGAGTCGCGCCCGCTGACCCTAAAGTACCAATATCTCCGCCATATAATTGTGGCACGAGTTGAGCCATTCTTTGTTGATCAGCTCCTAAATTTTGCATTTGTGAAAATGCTGTTTGTGCTCCTTGTTGAGCTTGTTGAAAATTCTGTTGTCTTAATTGTGCCTCTAATGCGGCTCTATCTAATCCAGATTGAGTTTGATATTCAGATCTTAAAACACCTTCTCTACCACCACCTAAGTTTCCAGACTGCGCTGCCATTAATCCTACATTAGTTAAATCTTTTGCTGCTTGTTTATCAAACGACTGTAACGTAGCATCAATAACTTGTTGTTGATAAGGAGACATAAAAGGTTGATAAGCATCAGGTCCTACATAATCTTGGGCACCTCGCATAGTTGTTGGAATACCAGCATAAGTCCCTGCTCCCGTTTGAAATTGACCGGCTTGTGTTAAGTATGGTGCGTAAGCTCCAATACCTTGACCAGTAGTCGTTGCCATTGTGTAAGCATCTTTTTGTGCTTGATCTTGGCCAGCAACCATCGGTTGAAATTTTGTTGTGTCTAACGGCTGACTAGTTAAACCTGTTAACTGCGTTGCATAATCTCTACCTAAATCTTCTACAAACTGTGGGGGTAATGCTCGTGTTTCTGTTATAGCCATTTTATATTACTTCTCCTATTCTCTCTGATACACTAAACATCTCTTGAGCGCCAGTGTTTCCTTGTGTTTCTTCTGAAATTTTTCCGCCTTGCTCTAAGTTCTTCATCACGTTTTCCATGATTTCTGCACCTTTGTCAATGTCTCCACCGCCTGCTCCTCTTACTGCATCAGCTGTGAAAACAAATTCATTTCTAGATAATCTTGCAGGTACATCGTCAGCTCTTTCTTCTCCTCCGATAGCAACGAAGCCTCCATTATTTCTATAATCTTTTTCCATGCCTCCAAGGTTCATGAGCCCACCTTCTTGAGCTTTGATTCTTCCACCATCTTTAACTCCATACGTTGGGTATGGTAAATATTCTCCTAGATTTAAATAAGGATATGCATCTTCAATTGCTGCTAGTTTAGTGGCATCCGTACCAGCTTCTTCAATAGCGTCACTTAAAGTTGTTCTCATTTGAGCTGGTGTAGATTCTTCGCCTGTTAAAGGATCTATTAACCTTCCCCCTCTGTCAGCTATTATACTAGCGTCTTGTTTAGCATCAGTTCCTACTCCCAAAAGTGGTAAAGCTGTTAAAGCTGTTATACCACCTAAAGCTGTTGGCATAAAAGATCCATAACCTTTTGTTAAACCTAATTTACCAAATAAACCTTTTTTAGCTGCAAGTTCAGGAAAGCCTCTGGCAGCTTGTCCTTTTGCAGTTATTCCAAATATTCCTCTTCCAATATTACCTGGGTTAAACATACCTTTACTAAAAAAACTTTTTCCTGCACCATAAGATCCAGCCATTGCGCCTGCTCCGTATAATAAAGCTGCTTTACCTATTGGACTTTTTAAAACTTTTTTTGCTGCTTTAGCCACACCACCTAAAGCATCTCCAATAGCGTCTCCAATACTACCTAAGAAATATTTTTTTCTTCCAGTTTGTGTATCCATAATACCACCAAAAGCTGCTGGTACTCTTCCTCCTTTGGCTAAATAAGATTTAAATGTAACACTTTGTGGATAACCAGGTTCACCATATAAAGCATAAGGAACCTCTGCATTTGCATCAGACATTCTATACGTATATTGTTGTTCCTCATCATCAACTACCGGTGCGCTTACATCACCACCTTGTTGTTGTAACATCCACCATGGAAGTGGTTGGTCGTCTCTACCTGTGTTTAAACCTCTGTCTTCTATTATACTTTGTTTAAAAGAATCCCATCCTGCGCTTGTAAAAGGCAGATTTGTATTAGGATCAATTGCTCCTTCGGGTTTATCCATTTTATAAAAATTTCCTAAATCACCCGATGCCATTAAATTAGGGTTTTGTTTATTAGTTAACATATAATTTTCAAAATTTTGCACATTAAAATCTTTTCCTATTAATTCTGAAGGAGGCATTGGGTTTCTTGTAGGGTTATATTTTGATAAAGCATCATAAACTTCAAAACTAGATAAGTCGTCAGCATTTAAAAAATCTAAAGTAGATGTGTCAATTCCTTGAGATTCTAAATATCTTTTATAATCTCTTCTATTTTTTATTAAATTTTTTTTAGCTCCAGGAATTAGTAAACTTAAATTATAATTTTTTTTAGCATTATATTTTAAAGCATTATCAAACCAATTAGTTTTGACGTTAGCAGCATTTCTAGCTGCAATTAAATCTTTTCTTCGTTTATCGGCTGCATCTCTTATTTGTTGTTCTTCAATAGTTCTAGCTTTTATTTCTTTTTCAACTTTGTCTGCTTTTCTAAATGGAGTAGAGCCATCACCTGCAGACTTTTCACCTTGAAATCCAAATTTAGACCCCACTTCATCTGCATAACTTTTACCACCAAGAGATTCTGCGAAAGACTCTGTCCCTGCATCAACTCCACCACCTCGAAAACTTACTCTACCACCTTTATTAAAAGGCCTTAATTGCTTTATATAATCAGAGGCTTTTTCTTCACTATCAAATTCTATCAGTTCCGACTCACCAGGAACCATTACAGTAAATTTATTTCCTATCTTTATCATAAGTGGAGTCGTTGAATAATCTGAGTCAGTTTTTGTTGTAACCATTAGGGGGTCAAAATTAAAGTCGTCTTCTAATCCACTTTCTAATACACCTAATCCACCACCTATACTTTTTTGAATTCTACTTCCATAGGTATCCGTCCAGTCTTTTGCAATTTCTGGTTCGTTAGCCCACAGGTATCGTCTTTGTTTTTCCGATTTAAATGGCACGGTTTAATCTCCTCCAGAATCAATAAAGTCCAATGCTTCGCTGTATATCTCTATCTGCAACATTTGAGGAAGATCATAGAATTCTTTTCCATATCTTTCTTGAGCTATATCTTCAGCTACCATTTGAGCTTTCAATCCTCTTGCTCCACCACCTGCCATCTTCATGGTTTCTTTTTCTTTAATTGTTTCAATTCCTTTAGGAGTATCTATTGTTTCTTTTAGTGTAGACTTTTCATCAAACATTTGATCTCCACCCGTATTCATAATCTCTCCTGGAAAACTTAAAAAGTTTCCTAATGGGGCTGGACGCGGATCCATATCACCACCAAATTTAGCTGGCATTCTTTCAGTCATGCTCACTTGTTCTTCCATCATTCCTGGAGGCATTTGTGAAGCAATACCTTCTTGTTGTTGATCCATTCTTAATTGTTGTAAAATTTGTTTCCAAATTCCACTTTGATAAAATTTTTCAAAATTTTCAAATTGAATTTTTTGATCTGGGTCCATTCGTTCCCATATTTGAGCAGCCACTCGCATAGATTGTTTGTCTCCTGAACCTTGGCCCATTCGAACGTCTCCTCTATTATACTTGATACTAGGTGCTCCTGCTTCTATGGTTTCTGACATTTTTTCTTCAAACATATTAAATCTCCTAAGTTTAGTAGTTTACTTTGTTTTTGAAAACAAATCAAGAGCTGGCATAATTACCTTAACATCTCTTCGAACGTCTTCTTCAGGTATATTGGCAGCTTTTAAAGCTTCCTCATCTTTGTAAATTTCCCCTGTTTTTTTGTTACTTATTGTTGTTATTATTTTATCTGGTTTTATTTCTTCCATTATGTTGTTACCTCTTTCTTAATGTTTAAATAGCTAACAGCTATATCAAATGAGTCTGCGCTGCCAGCTTTAATTGTAAGGGTTTTTCCACCCTCTACTATTAACGGTTGGGTTAATAATTCTTTAGTAGTATTAGCAGTTAAAGCTGCTGATTTAATAGTTGTAATAGAGTTATTTGTAACAATAGGACTAGGTGTACCAGCTGACGTTACTAAAATAGATTTAATAAGATACGTTTCATTAACTGTTGGGTTACCAGAACCAAAAGGATTTAGTTCTCCATTACTAGTATCATTATCTATTCCTACAAATTTATATTCGTTTACTACTGCCATTAATCTAAAAAGAAACTTCTAGCTTCTATCTCCTGTTTTAATTCGTGTTGAAATGTAGTGTTAAGTTTTTCTAACACAGCATCTAAATCTCTTACTAAAGATTGAGCTACATCTTCTTCATACTCTTTACTAGCTCGTGTTAATGCTTGTACAATTTTTGCCATTATCTTCTTCCTCCTGAATGTATATCTAATCTAAACGTACCTAATTTCCAATTAGCTCCTAACGTGGTACTACCAGCGGTATTGTTTGCAATTGTTAAAGCAATCGCTCTTCCTCTTGCTCGCGTGTCTAATTTTGTTGTGCTACTCGTAGTATTAAAAGGACCTAAAGGTGAGCTTGCTGCGCTATCATTAGGATAATTTCTTACATCTAATTGAACTACTGTAGTACCTGCTTGAGATATAAAATCTGGTATAATTCTACTGATTCTCATAATAAATTCTCCATCTCCTCTAAGGTCCGCAAGAGTTGTAGCAGCTCCTCTTATTACTTTTTGAGTAATATCGTAATCTCCTGAAGTAATGTTTGCCGGAATAGCGTATTCTGTTCCTCCTAATAAATAATTGACTCCTGTTTCATGTTCATAATAGACTGTGCTTCCTTCAGTATTTCCCTCTACATCAAAAGATGCATTATTACTTGCATCATAATTAGTTGCATGAGGTAAACCAAATACTGCTGAGTCTTGCCATGTAGTTCTTCTAAATAATGTACTAGCATTAGTATACCAAATAGGTCGTTGAGGTGTTGAATCTAAATAACTATAAAAAACAGATCTATCTACTACGTTAGAATTTTCAGTAGGATAAAACCACATTACTTCTCCAAACAAGTTATTAATTCCACAATAAATTAATTGATTAGAAGTTGTATTTAAATCATTGTAAACATAATCTTCTACTAAACAATCCATGGATTCTAGTTTACCGGTGTATCTAAAGAAACCATTATCCGACATCCAATAAGCAGCTCCATCAACTTCTACTGCTGCATTCATTCCGATTAATCCACAGTTAGTACCTACTTGTTCATAGGCGAAAGTAAATGGAGTTCCCACAAATCTCATGGTAAATAAAGATGTATCAGTCCAGACGTACAGTGCATTTCTACCAAGCTTGGCTCCCATGATCCGTGATCCGGCGGCCAGTCTTTGTGTACCAGCACTATTGGTTGCTGTTGGTGTCCATGTATTTATATCTTCTTGAGAAGAAAATCTTATAAACATTTCATCTTGAGTTGCTATATTTCCAATTGTAGTTTCAGTTCCAAATAAAACTAAGTGACGATCAGGTGTTGATACTAACATATCTCTAGATGCAGTAGGTGCACCTGTAATAATAGTAGCACGTGTTGCTGTTGCATTTGTAGCATTTGAATCCCATTCAAAAACAGCACCATTGTGAATTAAAGCAATTAAAGTTCCACCTAAATTATCTAATGACCATAAACCAGGATCAGTTACTTTATCAGTGTTAGACGAGGCTGATCCCCATCCAGCCCAAGCTGGGCCTGAAGCATCATAAACTTTTGTACCCGTACTAAAAGCTTTTCCTGTGTCTCCGGGACATCCTGCTCCTCCGGTTCCTGTTCCAGTTCCAAGAACCCCTCTAGTAACTCCTGTAAGATCATTACCAGAAACTCCTGTGTAAGAAATTAATTCGCTGGTAGCAACCGTTCCAATTGTGTTTCCAATATAAGCATAATTAGTTCCTGAAGTTGGAAAACCTGTAGTGCTAGCTAGTGTAATACTTGTTCCACTTCCTCCTGTTCCAGCACAGTCAGCGCTTAGTGATCCATTTAATGTTGTTTGAGTAGAAGCTAAAACATTACCACCCCATAATGATATACCATAACCATAGGCTCCAACTTGCTCCGCTGGTCCTACATGGTAATATCTATAATAAGTTATTCCACCAGAAGTAGTTGCTCCACTTCCAGTTTCTACACTTGGCATTGTAATATTAAAATTATCTACATCTACCACGGATGTAACCATAAATTTCTTATCACAAAAATCTGTAGCTCCAAAATTAGAATTAGTTATTGCACTGAATGTGCTAGTGTCACCAAATAAACATATATCTCCAGCAACAAAACCATGAGAAGCTGCTGTAATTGTAACAGTTGTAGAATTATTAGTTGTTGAAAAAGCATTAGTAATAGCTGTACCTGATGGATTAACTAAAGGAGTAATGTCATAAAAGACACCACCAGTATAAGCATATAAAATTCTGTTAGTACCTATGATAGCGTACTTAATAGATTCATTATTGACCATGTGATGCAACGCTCGCGCTGCCCCAGTCATTTTATTTTCTCCAAGTTGTTTCCAACCGCCTATTTTTTCAGGAGTGCCATATCTAAAACGAACGTTTTCTCCACCAGTCCATTGAGACTCTGCTCCAGTCGATGTGACTTGTTTATTAAAGCCTGGTAGAAAAGCAATTTTTTGTAACATATAACCTCATTTTATTATGCCTTCACAAATGATGGAAGACCTAACATTGGCCTTTTGTCGAACCTGTTTTTTTCAGCAAAAGGACCATTTACATGGTTATAGTGAAGAAACACTTGTCCGCAAGTATTACCTTCAAAAGGTTCTCTCCAATGCTCTAATTCACATCCACTATATACTAGCATATCGCCAACATCAAGTAGGACTTTAGTGCCTTCTGGAGCGTTAGGTTTATGTATTTTTTTGTATTCATCGATGACTGTGTCAGCACCTGTGCCATCTATAAAAATTGGCCATGGATCACCACCTAAATTAATAGTGGTAGATATCTCACAACTGGGTCTATCTTTATGTTTTTTTAATTCATCTCCCTTCTTATATAACCTAGCATATGAATAAGTTGGAATTAAATTTAAGCCTGTTTCTTGCTGCATTATTGGTAATACTTTTACTAACAAAGTCTCCATTACAGGATCAGCGTAATGAGCATAAGTGTTTGGAATTTGTTCATCAGCCCACGTTCCTAACAGCCCTGTGTCGTACGTAATATTATTATCATACATAAATTTAACTGCATCGCGTTTAAGTAAAAAATAGTTAAAGATAAAATTAGCTAATTCGTAGCTGATAGCTTTTTTAATTATGTGATATTTATTAAAATCCATTTTTCCAATGATTCTTTGGCATTACTTCCCATATAATACCATTTTGTTTTCTTATATCCAGTCCTTCTTTTGTATAAAATAAGTCTTCTATTTCTTTTTCTGTATTAATAACTTGACCATTTAAATTGTTATTGTTAGGGTCATGTAGTCTTATAAGACACGGGACTTTTTGTAATCCTAATTCTTTAGCAATCACCATTCTATTATTACCCACTGTAACTTTTAAAGTTCCATCGTTTAATTGATTAATAAAAACAGGGTCACGCATACCATGTGTTTTAATTGATGTTTTTAAAGCATTATTAAATTTAGCCTCTTGTCCGTTAATAAATTCAGGTCGTGTAAGATGCGTTATTTCTTGTGGAGGAATTTGTTTATATATTAAACCGGTCATTCAAAACCTCTCTGAAGAAAGTTAAAACTTACAGATATTCTTACATCATTAGACTCATTAGGTTCAACAGAGTGCCATAACCAAGAAGGAAACATAATAATTCTTCCAGGAATAGGAGCTAAGTAACATTGATGCCATAAATGTTGAGGTAATTCATTTTTTCTTATTGGCATAATTATTTGTGCTCCTGGTCTTGGGTCAGTACAAATAAGTTTACCAGAAGTTTCATCAGTTTTTACAAAGTAAACCCCACTAAATAAAGAATTAGAATGTATGTGTGGTTTATTATATCCACCAGGATAGTTTATATTTGCCCACATATTTCCCAACACGGGCTCTCTATCTAAGTGTTCTTCTTTCCAAATATCTTTAACAACTAAAAATAATTGATCTACTAAGGATTTAAATTGGGGTAGTTGATGCATATTAGTTTTACTATGCCAACCATTTACATTTGTTTTTTTAACACCTTCATCTTTTTTAGACCACGTTATTATTTCATTAGATAAAATTTGATTATCTAATTTAGTATCTTGTGCATAAATAATAGTTGGAAAAAATTGTTCTTTAATCATCTAAATGGTTTACCTCCAAACCAACAAACTAAAGATTGCCTAACTCCTCGTTTTACGGGATTAACTCTATGATTTAAAAATGATGCAAATATAATTGCATGACCTTGTTTAAGTTCTGCAACTTTACCTGATACCATTAATTCTAAATCTCCACCTTCAAACTCTGAAGGATCATTTAACAAAAGAGTCATTGATATTTTTCTAACCGGTGGTTCATGTTCCATGTTTACATCACAATCCATATGCCAATCATAAAATCCTCCTTGAGGATATTCTGTAAACTGTGCGTTTTCGGTAATTTGTATATCACCAAAACCAAAATGATTTTCGTTTGCTTTTTGTATAAAGTTATTAAGGTCTATATACATGTGCCCCATTTCTTTAAATGGTATCCAAGAAATAGTTGTTACTCTTTTTTTAGTATCTGTGCCACCACCTGGTTTACCCATACCAACTTGTGCGGTTTGGGGTTTTTGTCTTCTTCCACATTCTATAATCTGTCTACATTGATCAGGTGTAAACAATGGTGTAGTTGTTTGTATAATCCAACTTTTCCATCTAGGTTCTGTAATTATTTTATTTTCGTACATTATTCATTTCCTTTCAACGTAGTATTAAAAGATATAATAATTTTAGGTTCTTTTAAATTATTTATAGGGGATTGATGTAAATAAAAAGAAGGTATTGTTAATATTTGTCCTTCTTTAATTTCTACTTTATAATCTTTTTTACCAAATTTTATTTGAGTATTTAAATCAATGTTAGTATTTTTTAAAAAATATATATTAGTAAAATGACACCCTGGATGCACATGCCATGTGTGGTAATCATCTTGATTATACCACTGAAACCAGATGTTATGTAAAGCCATATTTACTTGACCTGTATGTTCTAAAAATTTTTGTTTAAACTGAGGATAAATATTTTTTAAAAAATAAAAAGTATATTCCCTATGAAAACCCTCTGGTAAATTAAAATCGGTATGAGAAATAGCTTTGTATTTATTAGGTGGAATTTGTTTTATTAAATTTATAATATTGTTTCCATGATCTATTGCATTAGGCACATCATATAAAAAACTTAATGGAATATTATTTAAAGTAATCATTAAGTTGATCCTCTATTTTTAATTGGATCAAATAAAACATCCATGTTAGCTGCAATAGTTAATCTTTCTCCTGGTCCATTAAAAGGATAAACACAGTGTCTCATATCATAGGGAAAAATAAATAAATCTCCTGGTTTCATATTTCCAGGTTGGTAATCTACATTAGCAAACATACCAGAAGAAGAACCTAATATCATTAATTGACCATTTAAAGGTTTATCTGCAGATGAATATTCTATTCCATAACTTTCTGGTACAGATACAACAAGAACCGAAGACAATCCTGTAAACAAAGTACCTTGATGAACATGGATAGGATTGTATTCATGTTCTGTCATTTTGTTAATCCACACCGAAGATAAATTACATGTATAACCTTTAATTTTATTCCAAATTAAATAATGGTTAAAAGCTCTATAAAAAAAATCAATTATTTGCTCAGATAAAAAGTTATGTGGGTATATCTTTTTTTCTGGAACATCTACTCCCTCATAAAAGAAAGATCTTTCACTATTAATTTTGCCTATTAATTGAGGGTTAGCAACAGGCAATTCATTAAATTTGTCTTTGTATATATTTTTTAATTGTACTAATATTTCTAAAGGAACTTGATAACGTAATACTGTTTGACCTAAGTGCACTATATTAAATTGCATTATTCTCCTTTTTAAAATCTACTGTCGACATAAAATTAAAAGACACAGCATATTTAATAATGTCTTCTTTAATTTTAGGAACTTGATGTAATAACATAGAATTAAAAAATAATAAATCACCCTTAACAGGTTTGTGTTCATATCCTATTTCTTTAAATATAATAGGAACCGGACAATTATTTAAATAAAGAATACCTGATAAATTAGAATTACCATGAGCATGTTCTAATGTTTCGTGTCCTTTACTCATTTTAATACCCCATGAATCAGTTAATCGGCAATCTCCTATTAAACCACCTTTTCTTAAATGTATAAAACTTTCATCTAAAACTTTATGAAATTCTGGACTCTCATTAAAGTAAGACCAGTCTGTCATTTCACCTTGTACATAAGTTCTATTATTTTTATTAGTATTACTTTTAATTCCTTTTTCTATTTCATTTATAAAATAATCAGTATTAATTTTATTGAGTTGAATATAATAAAGAAATACTTCTGTGTATATTTTTTCAATAATTTGTTTACGTATCATTTAAATTAACTTCAGTATAAGATTTAGCATTTTCTCTTATAGTTAAGACTTCATCATCTGGTAAAATTTTTATAGGAAATTCTTTTAATCCTAATTCCACTCCAGCTAAGTATCTATTGTTTCCATAAACAACTTTATACTTATCTCCATCTTCAACCACTAATAACGGATTAATAATATAACCAGTTTTATTAATATGATCTCTTACTTTTATATAAAGAGGAGATTTTTTTTGATTACTGGGGTCCTTTTCCAGACTCTGGTTTCTCAGATATAGCTTCTCTCTTTTGACTTTCAAGTAAACCTCTTTCTTTTTTAATTTTTTCAATAGATTGTAATTGACCTATTACATTAAATACTTCAGGTTGGCTTGAACCTGGAGTTAAAGTGTCTTTTTTATTACTCATTATTTTATGATATGAATCTAATTGGTGAGTGTCTACATTTTTAGTATCAAAAGAACCATCGTCGTTTTCTTTTTTAAGTTGAGACCATAGTTTAATTTCTCTCATTCTATCTTTAGCTGTTAGCTCCATCCCTGCTTTATGAAATTTTTTTTCATCAAGATCTATTTGATAAAGTTCTCTTTTATAGTCATCAGTTTCTTTATCTAATTTTTTTTCTAACTGTTTAATTTTAGCATCATTTCTTCTATAATCAAAAGATAGAGTCATTAAATTTTCTAAATAAACATTTTGCTCTCTAACACATTGCCAATATTTAGCAGCCTTAGTGGGGTATTTAAAATCATTTAAAACTGAAAATCTCATTTCAGTCTCAGTTCTAAATACTTGTTTCTTAGTCCAAGTGTCTCTAAGTTCTGTTGTTAATTCTTTAAAATCACTAACATCTTTAGGGTCTAAAATGTTATGTAGATTAGGTGCTTCTTTTTCTATTAATGCATGTATATTACGTTTTTCTGTCATTTGTATCCTTTCATTTATTTCTAATATAACCATTACTGGTTATAAGTCAATCTTTAACTACTTGTTATAGTAACAGTTGCAGGTCCGGCTCCTGTAAATTCTTCGGTAGCACTTAAATCTGGGTGACCTCCAAAAACTAATCCTGCTGTTGAAGTTCCACAACCTGAGTTAGTTCTGTTCCCTGCTGTATTAAGTGTAGCAGGAGAAGTTGCCCACGAAGTTCCATCCCATGTTTCACATTGTTGTTTTGGTGATGTTCCTGAACCACCAGCCCATGCTGAAGTGGCTGTCCCCGCTCCGGTTCTACCCGATGCTGCAGTATTATAAGTAGCCGGTACAGTTGACCAAGAAGTTCCATTCCAACTTTCTTGAAAACCTGCGGTTGCACTGTATGAAAAATAATGAGCTGCTGTAGGAGATCCACATGCAAAACCACCGCTTCTTGCATTGTTTAATGAGTTAACTGCAGCCCAACAAGTACCATCATATTTTTCAGTATTAGTATAAGATACACCTGATGTCCAACTGTAACCACCTGCAGCAAGCATTGATGATTCTGTTCCCCATCCGCCAGTACCAAATCTAGCTTGATTCATATTGTTAGTTGCTGTCCATGATGAACCATTGTATTCTTCAGTGTTACCCATCGTAGGTGAAGAAGGTGTATGAAAAAAGCCACCTGCATATACTCCTGCAGTTGTGCTTCCTTCTCTTGAAGCAAAACCATTTGTTCGATTTGTGTTAAGAGCGGGAATGGCCGTCCATGTCGCTCCATTATAAATATCGCTATTGTTAAAAGTTTGATACCCTTGATTTTGTCTACCTATACACAGTGCTGCTGTTTGTATTCCTAGGCCAACTCTTGTGTCTCCAGCTTGTGGTAAAGCACCAGAAGTTGCCCATGCTGCTGTAGCATACCCAAGCCCTTTTAAAGCATTGGTAGTTGTATTGTACCACATTTCTCCATCAATTGGATTAGTAGGATCCGAAGATCTTATTGGTATGTTGTTGCCGTGTAAATTTATATAAGTTGCCATAATTTTTTAAGTTGTTGTTATTGTTTGTGTTACCGCAGTTGCTCCTGTGTATTCTTCGGAAACATTAGAAGAACCTGGAGGTCCAGGATTTCCAGTGGCAACTAAAATAGCAGGGCCATTTACTGTAGCCTTTCCGTGTGTATTACTTCTAGCCTCGTTCATACTAGCATCTGATGTCCAACAAGTTCCATCATATATTTCTGCTTGAGCAGTTTTTGCAGGACTTGGTGGTGTAGCTGTTGTTCCTCCAAATGTTATGCCTGATGATGCAAGTCCTCCTGCTCCACCGTAGTTGTGTTCATGATTAGAATTATTTCCAGCTGTCCAAGAAGTTCCGTTGTAATCAGCTGTTCCATCACCGTCATTAACACTAGCATTAACAAAAGCTGCGGAAGGTGTTCCACCACCTGATGTACCTTGAGCCCATCCAGGATTTGCTGCTCCCGCTGTCCAACTGCTTCCATCCCAATCGGATGTTGTAGCAGATGCAGGTGCTGGTTCTCCACCAGTCGCTAAAGCTGCTGTTTGTGCAGCAGTGTTTCCCATGGTCGCATGTCCTGTTCTAGCTACATTTAAAGCAGGATTTGCAGTCCAAGATGTGCCATTGTAATCAAAAGATGTAGTATTGTTTGGACCTGGTGAACCTCCTGCTGTTAAACCAGCAGTTTGTGGCCCATCAGAATCTAATCCTGAAATTCCTGAAGGAATAGAAGTTGCTGCAGAAAAACTTGTTCCATTCCATTCGACAGCAGTAGAAGTGGCTGATGGTACGGATCCACCAAAAATAACTCCAGCTGTCTGTGTTCCAAAACCAGATGCGTCTCTAGTGGTGTAGGGACAAACAGGGGTTGATGCCCAAGCTGCTGTTGAAAAAGTTCTTAGTTTTGGTAAACTTGTAGACGAGTTATACCATACCTGTCCCTCTGCTACCGGGCTCGGATCTGATGAAAGGTATTGTACCTTTTGTCCAAATATGTCGTAATAAGTTGCCACTTATATTATTCCTCCAAAGTTATAGCTTCTGGTCTTGCTTGATACATAGGTGATGAATCGTCTTTTCTAACATCATCATCTGGTATAGCGTCCCATGTTGCTTGTTGTGCTGCTATCTCAGTATCAACAATTGTTTGTGCTTCAGCTAAAGTTTTTCTTACTCCAGCTACGCCTGCAATCCATCTATTCGCGTCTTGATTATTTGCAGGTACTTGCCAAACATCACCAGGGTATGATCTAAAACCAATGTTTCTTGAATCATTGGCTGTAATAAAACCTCTTCCCCAATTTGTTGCTGTACAGTATTGATTATTTGCCATAGTTTCCTCCTTAATTAACTTGTAGTTATAGTCCTAGTTTCTGGTACACCAGCTCCATTAAATTCTAAAGCTGTATTAGTTTGTGATGGTGTTTGTCCTCCTGATACTAAACCAGCTGTTGAAGTTCCAGTTCCTGCTGAATTTTCTCTAGTTCCTGGTAATGAAGTAGTGTTTGACCAACACGTTCCATCGTATTCTTCAGTAGCTGTTGTAGCACCTCCAGGTCTGTTATTACCACCCATAAAAACTGTTGCTGTTTGACTTCCAGCCATTGTAGGTCCACCAACTGCTCTAGGTGTATTCATATTGTTTGAAGCCGTCCATGTTGGACTTGCATATTCATATGTTTTATTTACAGAAACGGTTGATGGATAGCCAGTGTTACCACCAAAAGCTAAACCAGCAGTTGTTGTCCCAGAAGCACCGCCACTTTGTGCATGTGCTCCAATTGCTCCTTTAGCAGACCAAGAAGTTCCATTCCATTCTTCAGTTGTTGTAGGTGAACTTCCTGAAATAGGACCACCTGAAGAAACAAACATTGCTGTGTTAGTCCCTCCACCAAAAGCTCCTTCTCTGTCATTACTCATTGCAGTTCCTGCCGTAAAGCAAGTTCCATTATAATCTTCTACAAAATCTGTCATTCCTAATGGACCTCTAAAACCACCAGCCATTAATGCAGCTGTGAGTGTTCCAGCTGAACTTAAACTATTAGCTGCGGCCTGTGTTGAATTATTTCCTTGTGACCATGCAGTTCCATTATACTCATCGGTTCTTTGTGTGTAATCTGGAGGAGGCGAAGTTGGAGTAGCTCCATTACTTATAACTGTTGCGTTTTGCGTTCCTGCAGCAAACATCATACCACCTGATCTAGTGGCTCCAATATTTGGAGCTGTAGCATAAGCTGCAGCTGTTGAAACTGATTCTACTTTAAATTTATAATTAGCAGTATCATACCAAATTTGACCTTTAATTGTACCAGTGTTGCTTGCGAGCGCTTGAATAGCGGCTCCTTGAATTTCTCTATACTCAGCCATTATTTATTCTGCAACAACCAACCTTGAGTGTCGTCTACAAATACTAATGTGTTAGCTGCTCTTTCTGTAGACACAGTCAAATCTGCTGTTGCCCCCTGTATCTTTTTACCATTTCTGGCAATTGTTAAATTATTTGTATCGAAAGTTCCCGCATAATCTATAAAAGAAACAAAGTCTCCAATAGTTGGCGACGCTGGAAGAGTTAAAGTTATTGCATTTGATGTAGTATCAAGAAAATACCCTTCTCCTGCCACAGCTGTTTTAGTGGCTGCTGTTATTACTGCTTGCCATGAAGCACCACCGGTTACTTCACCCCAAGATAAAACTCCAGCTGTTGAAGATTTTAAAACATAATCATTAGCTGCTGCTACTCCTGCCGGCCATGTTAAAGTATATGATGTTGTAGTACCAGATGCTTTTTGCCCTATGTACTGTCCACCACTTGTATCTTGTAATCTTAATTCTTTTTGTGATCCAATGTTTAATCCATCAGATGCTACCCAAGTAAGGTTTGAATCTGCACCAAAAGCTCCTGAACTATTAAATTGAACTTCTGTGTTTGAACCTGCGGGACTTGTTGTTAATGCAACTTCTTCTATGTTAGGATTTGTACCATCATCACCTTTAGCTGTAAAAATTCTCCAATCTTTTTGTGTAGCTGTCCAAGTAAAACTTGTACCTGAACCAGACACATATTTAAACTCTACTGTGTAACCACCAGTTGTTCCATTTTTAATAATATAAAAATTTTCTACATCTAATGGAATTGATACAGTAATATTTCCACCAATAGATCCTGTTAAAATAATTACTCTTGCAGCTCCAGTTGCGCCTGCTGCTCCATCAGTAATTGTAAGGTTTGTATTTCCTGTGCTGTTGACCGCAACAGAAGCAAAACCACCAGAAATTTGTTCTATAATATTTAAATTGGTGTTAGTTTTCGTTCCCCAAGTACCAGCGTTTTCGCCAGTAGCCATTAATTCTATGCCAAGAGGTGTATAAGTTGATGCCATTGTTAAAATCTCCTAGTTTGTTAGTTTATATTGTTTCTTTAGTTTTAAGTCAATCATATTATGCAGGTACTTTATCAGTATATGTAGCACTAGTTCGTGGTGTTTTTTTAGTATAGGACGCGCTCGTACGAGGTGTCAAATCTTGGTAATATTTTAATCTTAAATCTCCTAAAGATGCGGTAACTGATTGACCTAGACCCACTAAGCTTGCATTTGTTGCTTGAGTGGTAGTGGCCGTTCCTTGAGCTGTTGTAGCAGCTTGACCTGTTAACGTGGTTAAGGTAACAGGAGATACAGTTAAAGTACCTAACGCCGTAGTAGCAGATTGCCCTGCTAAAGTCATGATAGGATCAGAAGTTGTTGTTAAAGTGCCAAAAGTAATGCTTGCTGATACACCACTAATACCTATGACATCTGCAGGATTTAAAGTGCCTACTGATGATGTAGCTGATAAACCTACTAATCCAACTGAATGCTCATCAAGAGAAACATTTCCAAAAGAAGAAACTAATTGCTGACCAGTTAATGAAAAAGTTAAACTTGCATCAATACTAAGTGAACCTACAGAAGAAGTTGCCGATTGACCTGTTAAACCAACTATTTGTCCAGGTATTTCTGTTAAAGTTCCTAAAGATGTTGTAGCTGATAAACCAGTTAAAGTTTCAGTTGCACTTTCAACTGAACCCCAACCATTTTCACCCCAGTTAAGTGTACCCCAACCAGGTTTTACTTCTATTAATTCTGTTAAACTTCCAACCGCAGTGCTTGCTGATTGACCTGTAAGAGTAACAACTGCATCAGAAAGATCTCCCCAATTACTATCTCCCCATGATTGAGCACCCCAACCAGTGGCTAAAACTGTAGCACCACCCCATTGAGATTGGTCCCAGGTTAATCGGCCCCATCCTGAGTCAACTGACACGTGGACCTCCTTATGCTATCTGAATGATTGCGTTTCCTGCTGTTTGTGCTGGAAATTGAATTGTAAAAGTTCCAGTTGTTACAGTCTTGTCTGCACCGAAGTTAATCGCACAAACCGCTTTATTAGAATTCGTTGAATTATAAATTAAGCATCCTCTTGCTGTGAATGATGCTGTTGATCCCCATGATGTACTTGCAAATAAACAACATGCAGTGTCACCAGATAAAACTGGAGTCGTGCTTGTTAAAGCATTTCCACCTGTTGTGTATCCTGTTGAAGTTGAACTTACTTCATATGTGTTTGTAGGATCAGCTGTACCATCAGCCGGTGCTGTGTACGCTGTAGTTGATTTACTTAAAGTTGCTGAGCTTGTATATAAAGCTAATTTAAATGCGTCTGTACCATTAGTAAAATTGTGACCTTCTACTAAAATTTCTTGTTTAAAACTATTACAAATTGCCGATGTTATTGCCATAATTTATCTCCTAATTACTGAGGCGGTGTTTGGATTGGAATCCTAATTGTACCATCCGTATAATCGTCTCGTCTTCTTCTTCCAATTTGCATTGCTGCAAACTTTTGTAGTTCAGTTTTATACTTTTGCTCATATAAAGTCAACATATCAGTTGGGCCTTTTAAAAAAGAATATGCCTCTACTAAACAAGCATATAAAAGGCCTTGAGGGAAATATTTACTTACATATGTCCCTGCAGTCTCTGTCTCCAAATTAGGTGGAATCTTATTCCAATGGATAATATAAAGATAATCTTTATCTGGTGTAGGTGCTAGATAAATGGCTCCTGAAGTAGTGGAAGTTGTGCCCGTAGCTCCTCCAAACATAGCATAATATTTAGGCAATCCTGTAACATCTTGGCCAGTTTGATTGCCAGTATCTCCAGTTAATTCACCTACATATTCTTGTATAAAAGTTTGATCTCTTCTCTCTAAATATTGACCTTGACCAGTGCTAGAAGTAGTTGAATCAAATACTTGAACAGCTCTTACAAATAAACATCCCGCAGGTACATTTATACTATTATAATCTGTTGCTAATTGAGCTTGAGATTGAACTCTATCTGAATCCATAGGAAGATCATATGCAATTCTATATTCTGCATTTTCAATAAATCTATTTAATATAGCAGAAGTAAACACATTAGCATCTACTTCAGTATAATTTTTAATATCTGTTTGTAAGTTTGATAAATTGTATCCTGCCATTATGCTTGTAAAGTTACCGGTCCAACTGAGACTGGATAACCTCCTCCTCCATTTACAACTTCTGTTGCGTTTGTATCAGCACTAAAATGAAACCAATCAGTACCATTTGTACCTTCAGTGTCAGTAGCACCATTAACATATTTACCTACAGTTATAGTATATCCTGCAGCTTTTGCAATCGTTGCTCCTGTAATTCCTCCTACACCTAAAGGTGTATTAAAAGAACCTCCTGTAGTAGGAGTTCCTCTAAATCTTTTTACATCACCTGTCGTATAAGAAGCAAGACCAGGTAAATTAACATTAATAATAGGAGAGCCTACTTGATAAGTTTGAAAAGGATTGTTTGGTAAAACATCTAAAACTGGAAATTCCACTCTTGCTGGTTTTGCATGTTGCAAAGCTTGTGGATCAGCGCCCACGGGTCTTGGATCTATTTGTGGTTGCTTTGGTTCATATTCAGATGTATGGACCCAAAGACCATTCCATTCTTGCACCATTTCTCTATAAGGAAATGCTGCTCCAGAACGATCTGAAAGCATTAATGCATTTCTACCTTTTGAAAATCGTGCCATTATATATTTGGATAATAAGTTTTAGGCGTGATGTACGCACTAGCTGATGATCCATCCTCCTGTAATGCTCTTGCTAATTCATCTTCGTATAATAATTTCATTTGTTGAGTTAGTTGCGGTGCATATTTCTGAGATAAATAAAATGTTAACCCTGAAACCATACATGGTATAAATCTATAAGGAGCATCACTTGAATTTGTATACGCTCCTGCATCTTGAATTCTTTTTACATAATAAATATTAATATAATTATCAGCTTGTGTAGAACCAGCAGTTGGATAAATTGTAACTGTAGTTTTATCTATAAACCTTTGAACCCAAAATTGACTTGGAGTTCCTTTATTTAATTTGTTTGAAAAAGCAGCATAAGTATCTCGACTAACTTTTGTTAAAGGTAAATCAGTTTGACTAGTGGTATTATAATTAGTTCTGTAAGAAGCAGTCATTATATCTGTAATTCCGTAAATACCATTTACGGGAGCAGTCGTGTGACTTGTTCCATCAGCGCTATCTCTATAAAATGTATAAGTTTGAGAGCCTTCAGTTAAATCAATATTTGTATCTCCAATTTCCCAAAAATGAAGTCCTCTATTTCCCCACTCTTGAAAAAGAATATTTAAAGATCTTCTAGCACTTTTAATTTGATGACCTGCAGTTCCAACTAAACCAAGTCGTTCAAATGCTTCGGCAATTACTTCATCAATAGAAAATGTTTTATCAAATGTGTAAGAGCCAGATGTTGTATTTGCCATCTAATCTCCTATCCAGCATAAAACACTACGATTTGAGTAAAATCACCTACGTCGTAAGTTACATACATTCCATTAACTAGTCTAGCTCCTGTGCCATAAGCTGAAACCTGACCATTATTTGCTCCTGCAGTTCCACTTGAAGTATCAGTACAAATTACAGTTCCTGCAGTTCCACCAGTTCTAAAGCTACATGTTCCAGCGGCTGCGCCAGATGTAGTTCTAAAGCTACCAAATACTCCGCCGCCACCAATTTTTGATCCAGCAACACCACCAAAACCAACTGTTATATTAGCTGCTGGTTGTGAACTCATTTCAACTGCAGTTACAGTTAAAAATATTTTAGTACCAGCAACTGCTGTAGCAGATCCTGCTAAAGTTATTACTTCTGTTTGAGCAGCTCCATCTGTATCAGTTCCAGTAATAGTAGCTGTTTTTCCACCATCACCTGATCCAGTAGTGGTAACGGTAACATTTCTTCCACCGCCATTGTGTGCGGCTGCAAGAGATGTTTGTGCCATAGTGGCAGATGTATTAGGTCTAGCTGCAGTTACAAAGTAATCAGGGTCAGCTGTTACTTCGTCACTTATACGTACCCAGTTACTTAAAACAATTGACATATTTTTTCTCCTAATTATCTAGGCTCCCGAAGGAGCCCAGAATAATATTATTATCTTTGTTGAACAATCTTAACCCAGTCAACTGCTAAATGGTTAGCAACCGTACCTTTACTATCAATGAATAAATTCATTTCTAAAGCTACGTTGTCTGGAACAGTTGATGCTGTTTGTGTTCCGACACATTTACCATCTAAAAACAATTTGTACTGTGCTGATGTCTGACTTAACTCAGTTCCTGCAGGTTGGAAAGCAAAACCTAATCTAACAGAGTTAGTTGGTTGTGCAAAAACCGTTGCAGTTTGAGTTGGGACAGTAGAGTCTAACATTTCAAAAGTGCTACCTGCGCCACTATCTTTCATATCGAAAGAAGTACCTGCAGCACCTTTTCTAGATACGAACTGAATTGAAGTTGTATCCTCTAAGTGAGAGAAACCAATTCCGTTTGCAGGAAGAGCAGCTGGACTTGTATAGCCATCTGCTGCGAAACCAACAAAGAAATTAAGTTCAGTAACATCTGTTACTGCAACTCTAGTTTCAAACCACCATTTTTTGTCTGAGTTATACTGCCAGACTTCTTTTGAAGCAATTCCATTGTCTTCGCCAGCTGCCGGTGCATTGTCTCCGATTCTTAGCCATCCTCCTGCATATTCAGGAAGAATAAATCCAGAACCTGTTATTGTTTGATCCCAATCTTCATCATTGTAGATAAGCCAGTCGTTTTGATAAGCGACTTCTTCTGCATCTCCACCAGTGATTAAAGGTTGTTTGATACCACTAAACAGAGATGTATCTCCCTGTTTACCTCGAACGTTTGTTACGCCCGTTGAAAAGTGTGTAGTCATATTAATCAGCGCCTCCTCGCGCCAGTTACTCTTACTAAGCAAAGAATAACCAATTTATGATTTAATTATCTTAGTAAGTTATTTATATATTAGATTTTAGTAGAGTGCAAGAGATCCTTAGGCTAAAATGTAATTTAGCGATGTGGCGTTTATCTAAGTAGCCACAGAAACTTGAGCGGCAGCATTTTCAATTGCATTTTTTCTATTTGCAATTTTGGCTTCTTCGAGTTTAATGTCAGTAATGACTTCTCTAATTTTGTCATCAATTCTGACCATATCCAGAGTATATCTACCTTCTTGCTCATACTCCAGTTGCCACCTCAACTCCAAGGACCTTTTCTGTTTGTACAGGTCGTGTACCATTTATAACCTCCTCATAGGTTATTCTGTTCGTGGAACTAAACATTCCAGCGGATTCCCAAACTATACTTTTTTCTCCAATTTTGTCAAGGATAGAATTTTCTATAGATTCAGCATTATCTTCTGCTTCTACTTCAAAAGAAGCAGTATGATCATATGCCCATATTTTTACTAGGAATTTTTTCATTTTCTCACCGTTTATTTGTAAAATGTGGCGGAACTTTGTTCCGCCACAAATTTAATGTTGATTATACACCTTCGCAGCCGAAGATACCTCTATAGTCAGATGCGCCAAAAGCGTATCTTTCTCTAGCTTTGTATCTTACGTTACCAGTATCAAAGTCTCCTTCCATTGAAGTTGTCAATGGAGTTCTTGAGAACATTTTCATACCATTTGGAACGTCCGTAATGATGTACCAAGAATCAGCATCAGTTAAAAAGTTATTAACTCTGTAACCTTGTGGGATCATTCCCATACTGTTGATTGCATTGATGTCATTGTCAGCTGTACCAGTTCTACCTTGAGACTTCATAAGTCTTTCAGCATTAAACTGATTTGCAGAAGGAACGATCATTTTCACTCCTTTAGCTGCAATTCTTAAACCTCTCTCATCAGTCATCGCAGCGATGTCAATCAGTGCTTGCTCTAATGAAGTTTCGTTTAAGTCAGCTTGCGTAGTTAAAGTGTTTGATACGTTACCCGCGATTGTCGGGTGAGACGTAGAAAACAAGTTTGCGCCGTCACCAGTTTGAAACGCAGATGCTGCCGCTATTGACGGTAGACCATTGTTCAAAGGTGATGCTCCTTTAACTTCTTTCGCATTGGACATAGATCTTGCTAATGCTTTTGTGTATCTAGAAGAAAGTCTGTCATAAAGGTTGTCCTCTATTGCTTCTTCTGTGATAGCAAAAGCTAGCGCGATCGTTTCCATAGTGTAACGAGCAGTGTAAGTCTCTTGTGCATCATCGTATGCGATGCCTTGACCTTCTGCTTTTACATCAGCGTTAGCGAATCCAGATAACATTACTTCCTCTTCGAAAGCCCTGTCACTTGATTCAGTTGTGTATATTTCAGCGTGTTGATTTTCGTAACGCTTATATTCCAGCCCAAATAGTGCATTTAGGCCTGGTTCTAGTTCTTTAACTAGCTGTGCTCGTGATATTGCCATGTCTATATGCTCCTATTATTGCCACGTAATACCAGCAGTACCAGTGTTTTGCAGATATTGGTTAAGGTTCTGAGTAACGATAACAGTAGAATTAGCTGCTGTCTTATCATTATTTTCAGGATCCTCTGCAGATCTTAGTAATCTGAAAGTATTTGCCGCATTATCAACGTTTCCAATGTTCAGCTGTTTGCTTGATTGTCCAGAAGTTGTACTTCCTGCTGCAGTCGCTTGAGTAACACCATAAGTTTTACCCACGCCAGCTTGAGTCCAAGCTGCGTCTGCGCCTACTGCGTACAATTGTAATGGATTGTCAATTACAAAAGCTGTTATGTCTTCGCTGTTTGCTGGAACAGTATTCGCTACGTAATGGTTCGACCATGTTGGCTTCAACGTTGTTGAAGCGTTGTAGAAGATACCATTAAAAACGCCTAGGGTTAATTTAGTTCTACCGTCTTCGCTTTGTGCCAAGTAACCGACCTTTGATTGTACCGCAGATCCTTGAAAAAAAGCTGAAGCGAAATTAGAACTAATGTAGTATTTGCCTTGACCTTGAGATGCCATTGTTGAACCAACAACACCTTGAGGGATCAAACCAAAACCTTGACTGTTTCTATTTGCCATAGTTTATATTGCTCCTTAATGTGCCTGCCTTCCGAAGAAAGCCTCCAGCACGGGTTTATATTATTCGGATAGTTTTAAGAATTACTTCTTTGTACCACCGAAGGTTTGCTTCGAATGTCTATCAATTTTGATAGGCATTCTTTTATCCTGATCCCTAAGTAAGTCGGTTTCTACTGACTCGTCTTGACCTTCAGTTAATCTTTTCTGATAATCAACACGTGCCTTCGCGAGTTCTTCGGGTATCCTTGCCAGGAGAAGGCCTCCTACTCCTATGACTCCAGCGTATTTGCCGTCTAGTATAACTGGATAATCTGAATCTTTATATTCGTCAGCTCTCACTAACTCATAACCAGATCTCATTCTACCATGAATATTCTTGGTATCATTGAAACCTAATGATTCAGCTCTGATCCATCTATGCCTAAAGCCGTCTGGCGCTGGTGGTGCATCAAGAGATGAAGGGGGCTTGTACTCTTTAGGACGTTCAGTAACTGTCCGAGTCTCAGCCGCACGTGAAGTTTTAGTTTTTTTGCTCATATTATGCTCCTTCCGTGAGTTTTAATTGTTTAGCATATTCTTCTAGTGGCACACCTAATTTTTTAGCTATTGCTACTTGAGACGATGTGAGTCTCACTTGTTTGCGACCAGTTTTTGTTGTGCGTTTTGCCGAAGCCACTGACTGAACAGTTTTGGTCGTTGGCTTATCTCCACTATTATCAAACTTATGTGGAAAGTCAACCTTCATTCGCTTATTGACTTCCTCATAATATTCGTCTGAATGTGGATCAAAACCTTCTTTCTCAGTCAAATCCTTATGTATTTCAAAAGCAGTGTAAGTCATTGCTCTATCAGTACCAAACCATGTGTTCTTTGCAGCCCATGCTTCAGCTTTAGGATCTGATGGAACTTCAGGTTCTGTTCTACGAGGTATAGGTTTATCTATATCTCCACCTTCAGATGCCGGCATTCTTGCGTTTGCCATTGTTGATTTTTGCTGTTCTAATCTTGCATTTTCAAGAGCTAGTGCAGCAATTCTTTTGTTAGCGTTTACTTGAGCGTTTGCGTCTTGAGCTTCTATTGCCATCGCTAATTCTTTTTGCGCTGACTCCATACTGCTCTTAACATTTTCTTCAAATTTTTTCGTATAGTCCGAATCAATTCTTTGAAATCTTTCGTTATCAAGTTTTCTTTTTTTCTCTAATGCATTAGCATATTCTACAGCAGCTTGTTCTCTACGTTCTGCTTCTCTCATTTTACGAGTTAATTTAGCAATACGTGCTTGAACTCCCTTACTGTAGTCTTCTAATTTAGAGTCTTCTTCTTTTTTTGTTTCTTCTTTTACTGTTTCTTCTTTTCCTGTTTCTTCTTCCTTTGTTTCTTCTTTCGGTGCGGTATCTACTACCGACTCGTCTTTTTCTTCAGGAATATCAACTTCGGTCTCTGGACCGGATGTGTCGATATCAACTGTTTTCTTTTCTTCCTCTGGCATAGTTTTCTCCTTCTATGTTTAAAATTTGTGCAAAATATCTGTTGGATCTTGCACAGTTGCTAATATTTCGTCATCATTTAGAAGACGAACTTCCCCACCCTCAATTTCTATTCTAGATCCTGCGTAACGTGCAAAGATTATCCAATCTCCTACCTTGCACCACGGACCTTCCTTAAATCTCTCTTTATCTTTATAACAATCAGGTCCCATCGCTAATACGTTTCCACATTGAGAACCTACTTGTTGTCGTTCAATTGTTTCTTGTTGTAGTAAAACTCCTCCTTTAGTTTTTTCATTCATTTTAAATGGTAAAACTAAAAGTCTCCAACCCGTAGGTTTAGGAAGTTTTGTTTTTTCTTTTGTAACTTCTTTTTTTTCTGATTTTTTTAAACCAACTAATTCTTTATTTGGTGTGATTATCTTTGGGCTTGCTGCCGTTGATGTTGATGACTGTTCCTTCATTTTGCTCCTTATCGTTTAGCAGGTTAGAGATTTCCTGACGCACTGATTCCAATGCATTAATTTGTCCTATTATATACTTATATGTTTCCATATTGTCAACCCCACCGGACGTAATTGAAATTGATAATTGATTAAGTCTTCTATCTAAAGCTCTTCTTAAACTATTTAAAATTTGTTCTGGTTCCATATTATCCTTGAACTGCTGCAATGCACGCGTGACAATTAACTCTAAATCTAGTGTGTCCCATGCAATGAGAAGCTCTAACTTTAACCTCTACTTTCTTTTCTTCTTCTTTTTCCTTTATCTCTTCTAAAATTATAGGCTCCTCATCACATTGACAAGCCTTAATATTAAAAATTTTACAAATAAATTTTTTAATTTTTTTAAACATTATTTAATTTCTGCGCCGTGTCCTCTTTTAGCTTTGCCACGAGAACTTTTAACTTCTCTAACAATTCTTTTCTTTTCGGCTCTTAGATTTCTTTTACCTTTTTTAGTATATGCTTTTTCTGCATCTACTCTTCCAAGTTCTTCTAATCTATTCATTGTTCTTGTGTTTGACATTATGCCTTCCTTTTCATTTTTTTAAACGTCATAGCAAGTCTAGCCCGTTGGCCCATCTTGCCTGGTTTTTTTGCTGCAGCTTTTAATTTTCCTGCAGGAATCTTTTGACCTTTTTTAACGCCTAAAGATTTTCTTAACGCTCCCGGTTTTTTAACAGCTTTTTGAATCCAACCCCCTTTTTTAGCAGCATGTCTTACAGGCACGCCACCACTGGGATAACCATCTTTATTAATTCCTATAACAGGAACGTATTTCATTTTCATTTTATAACAAAATTATCTGTTTATTTTTCCAGATTTTTTAGCTTTACTACCGAATTTTCCATAAGATTCATCTCTGCTCGCTTTTAATTGAGCAGGAGTTCTTTTCTTACGAATTCTCATAGCAATAGATTCGTCTTTTCGATCTTTGTAACCCTGCTTTTTCTTTTTAGCAGAACCACCTTTTTTCATGCCGCTTCCATATGGAAATCTAACATTTGATCTTACTCCGTTTTGTCTCATATTTGCTCCTTATTTTTTTCCATTTCGGAAAATTTGTGTACCCTTTATACCAAAAATACTCGCACATACAAGTATCCATAAATTAGTAAACCATGTCGGAAGCGCTTGGAAATGGTCAAAAAACATTTTAATCTTTTCCATAGCTGCCGGATCGTCCGACCAGACCCCATATGCAAGCACCAAAATTGGCAACGTGAGAATCGCGAGGACGACCTCGTCCTTGTAGTCGTTTTGACGGGCTTCTAAAAGTTTGCCCTGGTAAGCTTCCTCGCCGCGAGCTTGACGTTCAGCATGCATCAATTGTGCATCTGACATAGCCATCTTTGTTTTCTGACGATTAGCGTAAATTTTACTACCAGCAGAAACGGCTAATTTAATTGCCGACAACCACATACTAGTACCAAGTTGCTTTTTGTTTTTTAGCTTTACCAGTTCCTTTAACAGTTACAGTGTCACCTTGAGCAACATAAACACCTTTTCCTCTAAAACTTGATTTACCTCTAGGGTCAATGTGCAAGTTTTGAGAAGGTATTTCTATGTCAACTCCGCCACTAGCGTAACCATCTTTGTTTACTCCAACTGGTTTAGTTATTTTTGGATCCTTCATATTTTTCTCCTACGTTTTTATATACTATGATCTAGGACCTTTCAAGGTCTTTACATCTTTAGCCTTCATTTGATCTGAAGTTAGTTTAACATCTGCAGATAACATTGATTTAGCCATAGTTGTATCTGCTCTTAATTCAGCTAAATCTTCATTTTGCTCTAATTTTTCATCATTAATTTGTCGTGCTTGCATTAATTTCATTGTGTCTAAATTCATTCTTGCATCATCCTCTTTTATTTTTCTTTCAGTTTCCATAGCTTTAAGATCAACTTCTCTTTGTTTTAATTTAAGTAATGGATCGTGATCAAATTGAGATGTAATGTTTTTTTCTTCTACCATAAATTCATGAGTCATTTCTGCAATCAATACAGCTTTTCTTGCTTCTATTTTTTGAGATATTTGCATAAATTGTTGTTGAGCCTGTGGGTTCTGAACTCCAGCTGCTTGAATTTGTGGAAGCATTTGTAGTTCTTGTTGAAACTCTAATTGTATTTGTTCTTGTGCCATCAATGATATGTGCTCCATAATATTTTTTTCTAACGCTGCAGTAATGCTAGGATTATTTCTAACAAAATTACTAGCCATAAAATTTAAGTGAGCTGTTACGTGAGCTCTATGATCTTGACCTGGAAACGCTTGGAAAGGTTTCATAGCCATTGCATCTATGTGTTCGATTGCCGGGTCCTTCGGTGAATTTGGCGGAGGAGGTGGCAATATTCTATCAATGTCTTTTACACCAATTGCATTATACATATTTCTATAAGCCATATACATATTGTGCATTTGTGGATTAGACATTGCTAATTGTAATTGTGTTTGAGCCATAGAAATTCTTTGACTCATTGAAAATATATTTGGATCAGCTACAGGTAAAATATCTACTCTCTCATCAAAATCTGTTTGTTTAACATTTCTTTGAGCACCTACAACATCATAAGGATATTCAGGTGGCAAATAACTTCCAAACAACTGAGCTAGTAATTTAAACTCTTGTTTTAAAGATACATATAATCTTTTGTGTATTGCTGACATTACCCTTGAACCACGTTCTAAAAGAGCTACGGTTGTACCAACAGCGGCCTGTTGATTCCCGTCCCCAACCTGCATGTCAGCAATGGACGCGAATCTTTGTCCTGCTTGTACAACAATACCCATTAATGAAAGTAAAGTTTGTGAAGGTTCTTTGTATGGTAAAAATACAAATGCATCTTTTAGATTACCACCAGGCGTGTCAACATCTTTAAATTCTCCTGGTTGTATATTAGCCGATTCGTCTTTAACTCTGACTCCTCGTTGTTTAAATCCTGCCGGTAAGTTTGATAACGTTCCCGCGTCTAATAATTGACGGAGAGCCGCAGTTGCAGTACGGCTCAGTCCGCCAATCATATGAATGAGTCCTAAGCCATAAAATCCTAGTCCTGGCAGAAATTTGAAGTGGACAAAATATTGGACTTTATTTTTATTAGGGTCATTGGGCGCGAAGTTTCGTCTAATAGACAAAACTTTCCGACTACCTTCTTCGATTGTGACGATGTAAGGTAATTTTATTCCAGTTGGTTCTCCGTCAGGACCAACATCTTCGAAACCTTCTAAATCTAGATTAACGTGGCATTCTAGAAGTGTGTATAAAGGATCCGTTCTTTGTGTTTTTGTAATTCCTTCGATTTCTCGTTCTTTTTCTTCAAGTTTATTTGTAATCGTGCCTGTTGGTTTTGATAATTCTATATCAGAATAAAAACCGTTAACTTGTTGCTTACGCAATTCGTTTTCAGACAATTTAATAATATGAATGACCGCTTCCGCATCATCTAATGAGGTAGCTGTATACGGAACGACCAAATCATCGGCAGGAATAAACTTTGAAACAGCTCTTCCTACTAAATCGTCAAAATAAACTTTTTTAAATGTAGAACCAGATAAAGGTAAATAAAATAACATCTGGTCAAACTCGGGTTCATACTCTTTCATTTGATCCATCAGTTGATAATTCATAAAGTTTTTAACTCTTTGAGCTTGTGCTTCCTTTGCAGGATTAGTCGCGCCCATTACTTGAGTTCTTACTGGCCCATCAGCGGGTAATAATTCTTTATAAGCTAGTGCTTGAAACTGTGTAACAGCTTCTGCAAGAACTGGGTGAGTTGCACCACTTGCTCCTTGGAAAGGCTCTGTTCTATTTGTGTATTTAAATCCTAAAAGATCTAAACCCGTAATATAAGCTTTTTCCCATTCAGCTCTTGAAGTTTTGTATTCTTGATAATCGTTTTGTAATTGACCACCAATTGGATCAGTAACGTCTTCAGGAAGAAGTTCGTTTAAATTTGCAAAGTGATCACCTTGTTCAGGCATTTGCATAGCGTTAGGATCGAAGTCAATTGTTGCACCTTCTTCGTCTTCAGTAATTTCTACAGGTCCTTTTGGTGTTTCTTCAAATATCCCAATATCTTGTTCCTGAACTTCAACTTCAGGTTCTTTAATGTTTGGGAGACTTTTATCAATTTCTGCCATTTAAATTCTCCTATACCTTCTTAACTTGTTTTGGCTTAATTTTCAAGCCTTGTGATAAAGGTCCTTTTTTAGGTGGAACTGCCCACCATTTAAATGCAGGATTTTTATTAACCAACGTGGGATTTTTACGTTGATTTGATTTTTTGTCTTTTATCATTTTTTCCTCCTTAAACTTGCTATGCCACCATCAAAATAACTTTGTGGACTTCCATATATTTCTGGATTTTGAAGTATAAATTCTAAAGTGCTTTGTCCAGACAAAGGTTGATCGGGGCTAATACCTCTTTGTAAATTATATCTATACAATTCTTTTTCATCCATATCATTAAGCTGTTTTTGAAGATCTGCTTTTTCCCGTGCATTCAATGTAAAAATATTATTTAATAACCAATTACCAATTTCACCAGCACCTGGGTTCACTTGTCTTTTTTGTGTATCGTAAGCCTCTTTAGCTTGTTGTGTTCTATAATCTATACCTGCTGATCTTACATTTTCAAAAGATTGTTTCCATTGTTCATCTACATTAATATCAATAGGGGCTCCTGCTTCTTGAACTTGTAAATTAGTTCTTAAAGACTTACCAGCATCTTCAATGTTTTTAGCAAAATTTGTTGCAATTTGACCACCCAATTTTTCTATTCTGTTTGCTTCTTCGGTTAAACCTTTTTTTGTATAATAGTCCCAGTTATTTTTTGCATTGGTAATAGCTTGTACTAATTTATTTTGATTTTCATTAAAGACTGTTATGTTATCAAAAACTTCTGGACTTACACCTCCTTTTACCGCCAGTTCTTTTATATCCGCTATTCTTTTTCTTTTATCGCCTTGATAACCACCAAATGTCATAGCTGAAATTGCATTTTTAGTAGCTGTTTCAGTATCCTGACCTTTTTGTGTATTATTTAAAAAATCTAAATAACCAAATGCAACATCTCCAATACCAAAAAATTTACCAGGTGTTTTTGCAAGTTTAGCAAAATCTTTATAACCTTTAGAATTTAATAATTTTTTCATTACAGGGTCATTTAATAATTGATCATACGCACCAGCTAATCCGGACGAAACCATTGGTTGCTTATTAGTTTTACCTGTAATGTAATTTGAAATTTGTTTATTAAAATCCTTTTCTTTAATTTTTTCCATGATTTTAGTTTTGTCTTTTTGGCTCATTTTTAAAGCAGCGTCATAAGCTGCTTTTCTATTTATTTCAAAAAAGTTTGCTTTTTTAATATTTTCTACTTCGTCTAATGGAGTTACTTTAAGGTCAGGATTATTCTTTACCATTTCTTCTGTAATAATTTTTTTATCTTTCCATTTATTTACAAAGTCTATAGTTTCTTTTTGAGACTTTCCTTTAAACTCATCGAACATATCAACACTAAATTTACCGCCCCCATAAGGTTTATTATTACTAAGTGTTACTTGTTTAAAACCATCCGTTTGATCAGCTAATCGTGTAAGCGTTGCGTCCGTTTCATTTAAAAATTTTTTTAACTCCTCACCTTTTTTCGTTAATTTTCCGTATTCTTGTTTTTCATAAACTGCATGAATTTTATCGTCGATCATTCCTTTATCACCTAATAATTTATTAATCTCTGTTGGAGTGTATAATAAATTTTGAGGAGTAATTTTTCTACCATACCAAAAATCATCTGCGTGCCCTAATTGAACACCGCTTCCTCTTTTACCAGCCCAACCACTATCTTTGACTCCCCCTGCTTCTTTCTCTGCAACATATCTTTTCTTTGTATGGTCGTATGCAGATTTAACTGGAAATTTTTTCTTTGCATAATCAGTTGCAGAACCACTTCTTACTTGAGCTTCTAATATTGTATCAACTGCTTTTTCATCGTTTAATTTACTTATGTCATAAAAATTTTTACCTTTAACCATGGTTTTAGGAAAATCAAAAACAGTAGCAAAGTTATTAGGATCCCTCCCTGTACCCACAAAAATATTTTTCTTTTTAGCTGCTTTAAGCATTTCTTCTCCTGTTACAAAACCTTGGGGTATTGTTCTTTTTACAACCTGTGCTCCCCCAGCTGTTCTTCTTTTATTAAATATTTTAGTTAATTGTTCTTTAGTTCCATAATAATTTTTTTTATCTCCGCCTAATCTTAAATGATATAATTTATTTTGATTAAATAATCTTAAATTTTCACCTACAACATTTTTACTTTTATTTTTAACAAGTGTAATTCCACCATCACCATACCCGATCCGTCCCCCACCAGCTTTTCTATTTCTCTCTTCCCACTCCATGATACGTTGAGTGTCCGTCATTTCTGGTATAGGTGCCTCAGATGCAGGGAACATGGTTCCCGGACCAAACTTGTCGTCTATAGTTTGAATAATTGCATCAGTCTCAGCACTTGCTAATAACATTTTTCTATTATCTTCAAATTCTTTTTCTAAAGTATCCCAAGTTGCTTTTGCTTCTTGTGGTGTAGCGTCATCTTCTTTTATCCATGCTTCACCCATTCTTAATTTATCTATTCGCATTATTCTCCTAACAATCTTGCAAGCCCACCGGATGCATAAGGATCATAGTCACCATAAACGTCTGTTAAGTATTGACCAGGATCTTTTTCCATTGTTTCTCTAACTTTTTTCTTTTTAATACCTTCAACAATTTCTTTCATAGTTGGTTGTTTTCCTGTCGCAAAAGTTTTAAGTTCTGTTAAATCTGATGAGAGGTCTCCAACATTTGATGATTCAAAAGAACCAATATCTATACTATAATCATCAGGTCCATGCATATGTCCTTCAGGAACAGTTTCCGCTGCTATAAATTCATCTGCAGGTTTTGCTCCTTTTGTCATTTCATCTGCTTGTCCTGGTTTATAAATTAAATCTACTTGCTCACCTAAGGCAGTGTTCTTTCCAACAAATGAAAGTTCTACTTCACCTGTGTCCATTTTATAAATTACATCTACTTTACCAGATGGTGTCTCCATTACTTTTCCAATTTGTCTTTCACTGTAGGTAATATCAGTGTCTTTCCCTTCTCTTAAAATTTTATTAACTAAAGGTTGAAACCATTCTGGTGCTCCTGTTTCTTTAGCAATTACAACTTCATCAATTACTTTTTTAACTTGTTCCGGATTTTTACCACCCATTAATTTTACTAAACCTGATTTTAATGCAGCAATACTAGCAGCTGTTCCACCTAAAAATTTTAAAAACCCTCTACGACTCGCGTCAACTAATTTACCACCAGCAAAAGGAATTCTAGTTGTATCGTCTTCACCTAATAAATAATTTAATCCTGTTGACGTTGTTGTTTGTCCTCCAGGTTGTAATATTCTAGATCGTGCAAGTAATTCCCCAGATCCGTGAGCCGTGGCCCCCATATCAGGGCCCTTGATCACCGGACCACCGTATTGAAATTTTTCTGGTTTTGGATATTTACCTAAAACATCATCTGTGTAACTTTTATAAAAATCTACGTTTAATCCATCACCCGTAATACTTTGAAGTTTTTCACTTGCTTCATCTATCCAATTTTTTGGATTATTAGACCAAGATTGATATTTGCTTTCTCCAAACGGAGCGCTTGAGTCATAGGTTCGATGAAAATCAGAAAATTCTTTTCCAGTTTCATAAAGATCATCTTCATATTTTTCATAAGTAATCTCATCTAACCCACCATCTCTTTTAGTATCGTCCCATTTATATTTTTTCTTAAAATGCTTTTCTAATTTTCTTTCAATTAAATCTGAAAGATCCATGTTAATTTTTTTAACGTCAAACATTTCTCTAAACTCTTGTGGAGAATAAGATTGAATATTATCTAAATACTCTTCTATAAATTGAAATTCTTCTTTATTTTTAGCTCCCAATTTTTTTGCATACTCCATTGCTGGAGCTCCTTTTTCTTTAGCCAAACCAATTCCGTATTGATCCATATATTCACGAACTAATTTAATTTCGTCATTGGTAAATTTTCTACCTCTCATCTTTTGAAGAAACTTAGCTAACTCATCACGGTTCATTTGATTTCTCATTTTTGGAGATATACCCTTAAGTTCATCGACCAAGGACATTAGACCTTCCATAGAACCCTGAAGAGAAGTGTCATCTGCTTTACCCGCAGCGCCTTTTCGTTCAGCAAGGTTTGTTAATTTTTTTCCAACAACAGGTGTACCTTCTGTTGTTACAACGTTGGATGGAGTGTATTTAACTTTTCCACCAACTGTAAAATAATCTTGTAAATTGTTAGCAAAATTTGTCAGCTCCATTTCATTCATTTGAGAAATATATTTAGCTTCATTTTCAAATATTTTTAACGCATCACCAAAAGTTGCTTTATCTTTGTTTAAAGCATCTATTAATTTTGGTTTAGTAGCTGTTTTCTCAGTTTTAGTTGTAAGTTTTTTAATTTTATTAGGATCTATAGTTCCTATAAATTTTTGAGGATCAATTCCCGCTCTTTTAAGAAGCTCAAGAACTTTTGCATATATTACATTTACTGCCATTTTTAATAGTACTCCAATTTCCTAGGTTCTTTTTTTTCATCTTCATAATCTTCGGGATGGGGTAGGAAGCCTCCCTGCCTGAATCGCATGACAGCCATAGTCATAGAATCGACTAAATCATCATGATCGCCATAAGGAAATGACGCGCATTCCTCAATGACTTCTTCTGCGAACTTCATATCAGGGGCCCATATTATTCCTGCCTCAAACAATGGTGCGCATGAATTTACTCGTACGTGCTTATCATTACCACGACTTGGCGTAAATGTCATCACTGGAATATCCATTTGTCTCAATTCGTGCGTTAATGGAGTTCCAGATGCCTTCTGTTCAACTATTACCATGTCAGGATTCCAATATTTATACTGCTCAAGAGCAACTCTTCGTAATTCTGGAAACTCATAACGATCTTTTAGTGAATCTAATAAAATTAAATTAGGTTTAGAGTCTTCATTTGGATGAAACACACCCCAAGTAGTAATTGCACTGTAATCCGCGGTTTCTTTTTTTAAAAAAGCGGTATCCATAGACATAATTACATAATTACAACTTGGAAGCCAATCTTTTTCCCATTTCTTCCACCATTCACGTTTTATTATGGCTCCTTCTTCAGAAGTTGGACGTTGCATCCATTGTGCATTCCATTTTCCAACCGGAAGCGTTGCTTTTACTTTTTCAAGCTCGTCTAATTTCCAATATTGCGGCCAAACAGGTTTTTTTTCAGTTCCTTGGTCCATGATCGCTGGAAATTCGACCACTTCCCACTGATCGCCTTTAACTTCTTTTTGATTTTGTAACAAAATTCCTGTCAAATCTTTTTTTGACCAACGTGTCATAACTAAAACTATCTTTGCACCAGGTTGAAGACGTTGTCTTGGACCAGATGTGTACCATTCGTACGCATTTTCCATCGCTGTCGCTGACATTGCGTCTTGTTCCGAGTGTGGATCGTCAATTATTAGTAGATCAGCACCTCTTCCTGTAATTGCTCCACCTACACCAGCAGCAAAATACTCACCACCTTGCGCAGTTTCCCACCTTCCTGCAGCCTGAGAGTCTTCCTGTAGTCTAGTTTTAAAAATTTTATGATATTCAGGAGAATCAATTAAGTTTTTTGCTTTACGACCAAACCTAATTGCAAGTTCTCCTGTGTGAGTTGCTTGAATAATCTTTAATTTTGGATTACGGCCCACCATCCATGCTGGTAACAGGTAAGATGCAAACTCAGACTTGGTATGTCTAGGTGGCATATTTACAATTAGACGCGTAATTTTTCCTGTAGCAAGGTCATTAAACTTTTGTGCTATGACTCTGTGATGTGCGCCCTCTATAAACTCGGGCCACACAGCTTTGACAAAGGACATAAAATCCTTGTGAGCCATATTTTTTATTTTTTTCTCAGCAAGTAATACATCTACTTGGAGTAATTCTTTACGGACTTCAGCAGGTAGTTTACTTATATCTATATTATCTAAATTCATAAAAAATTTTATAAAATTTTTTGCACCATCTTAGGTGTTCAATAAGTTTTTTACCACCATTAACTCTCTAAATCAAGCAATTCAACCTGAAGTAGTGGGACCCCTTTTTATATAAAAGGGAAGTGGGGTTCGCGTTACTCGCGAAGTTCGGTTTGTGTGTGGTACCTCTATTGATTAAAAGATTTTAAGAAAGTGCAGGCGAGCGATCGCCTGCACCGTGGTTGATGATTAGTCTAGCAAGACCATGTAAGCCTCAGCATTGTTCTTACGAAACCAATCGAGATGATCTCTCATAATTTTCCAATGCTTGCTAGCACCTGTGCCAAGTTTCTTATCTTCTAGTGTTGCCATGATCTCAGCTAAGAAGATACAATCGTGTCTTCTTGCTTCTTCTTTAGTTAACATAATAGACTCGCCATTAAATCTATTACGTCTTTCTTCTGTTCTATTGTCTGTATCTGTTTTCATATCCTTATCCTACATTATCCATTGTCATTGTCAACTGATTTGATTGTAGTTCTTGTCGCCATGTATGGTACTCGTTGTGGTCTATCATCAATGTTAGAGCCATAATCCCAACGTGTACTCTCGTACTTTTCTTTTACAACCTTGATCGGTGTTTCTAGCGGCTCGCGCCTTGGCGCAATGGCTGAGATAGCCTGAGCATGTTTATTTAAAAAATCATAAAGACATCTAGTATTACAAAAGTAATTATGGATATTATGATAGTTTGGATTAAGTTTTATTTTAATAGTTCTTAAAACTTTATTATCGCCTGAGCCTCGCACTCTTGATTGTGTTTGTTGTTCATGACACTCCGGACCATGACACCAATTATAATTACTCATATCTTCTTAGCCTTTCATTTTGATCTGTGCTTGGTAGCATTGACCAAAACATAAATACACCTAAGAATGCAACGAGTAATCCAATAGTAAAATCAAATCGATAAGATAAAATTCCACCTAACATTGCAATTACAAATCCGCTTAATCCAATTAATAATTTCATATTGCCTCCGCCTTTCTCACAGAATAATTGACTGCAGTTCTTGGGTGTTCTGCGTCAATATCCCAAAAATTGTAACAAGGAAAACCCTTTTGATCTGTCCATTGTTTTGATTTAAAAGTTTTAAACTTTCCACTCCATTCATCGTAGTATTCGTGTTCATCAACTCCACGACAATTAATAAATGCTTGTCGTGATTTTGCGTACCAACTAAAGTATTTCATATTGTCCT